ATGACTAATGTATCATTAGAATGGTATCGAATTTTCAATTTTGCGAAATGCGAAATGCGAAATGCGAAAAAGGAAAATTCAAATTTGCGAAATGCGAAAAAAAAAATTTTGAATTTACGAAATATGAAAAAGCACCTCTTTCGGGGTGCTTTTTGATTTTACCTCATTGCCTTTCTGATTTCCTCTACTTCCAAAATTATCCCCTGGCAGTACTTCTTGTCTTCGAGCATAATGTCGAATTGATAGTGTGGTACTTCTGTTTTGACTACCCATGCGTATTCTCTTTCCAATCCTGAGTAATAGTTTACAGAAATTTCTACTTTAGGGATTGTTACTTCAATGTCGTGATCATTGATAAAATCAATAAGTCCTTTTTGAAGGGTATATTGTTTTATAGGAACAAAGCCTTCATTGTTGGTTTTGTTGAGTAGTAAAATCTTGGTGCCTCCAAAAGCACTTATGTGCTCGTTGATTTCGCCCCGAAACTGTATTCCATCGTCGTCGTAGCAAGTGATGATGATAAGCCCAGTTAAATCAATTTCTGGGAATACTTCATCGGCATTACGGCCGTGAAGTATTTTTTGAATTTTTTTGATGTTGTTCATATATTAGTCTCTTAAAACCATCTTCAGTAAATACTTCTTCATAAAATTTAGGCTTGTATAAAGTGATACGGGATAAAATACATCTTTTAGCTATCTCCTCAATTTTATCCTGTATCATTTTGTCATGCTCAGAGTTGATGATGGGTATTAAGTATATCTCATCAGAAGGCCTAGCAAGTTTTACGGCTTCAGCTTTTGGATAAACTCCTGCTTCGTATATCAACTCAGTATAGCCCCTAGCATTGTCACGATAGTAATAACCTCCTTTTCGTATATAACAATGAGTGATTTCATCATTTTGAAGTATTTCTTGTATTTTCTCATTGCGTTTATCCCTTTCAATCAAAGCATTTATTGTGGAGCGAACAACTACTTTATTGTTAAAAATAACTCTATCCATTTCATAAAATCGCTCGGTAGGGATATTAAAATAAGTCAAGTAATCAAATGTAAATCGAAGCTTCAATTGCCAATTTTTAGTTTCCTTGTATAGTTTAGATTTGGCTTTGTTTTTGTTTGAAGCCCAACAATATATATCATCAACTAGATAAGGCTGTTCTAATCGCCTTGGAATAATCCGATAGGCTTTTTCGACAATTTTTAAATTTTTATGAGGGTAATCTACGTTTCTTCTCATACCGTTATTTCCTGATAATTTTTATAGAAAGTTTCTGGATCTGACTTCCAAATTTCTCCTTTGTTTGAGGTAATTAGTAGTTCATCATCACGAAGAACTAAATTTCTTTTTGGTTCGCTTTGAAGCTCTACTAGGAAGGTTTTCTCAAGTACACGAATTATTTTGTAACCTTTGTATCGGAATTTTACGGGGTCTTCTTTCAGATATACTGTGTCGGCCTGTGAACGGGCTATGTTTAGGAGTTCGTCGATGCTGTGCGCTTCTACGGTAGTTGTTCTTTGGAATATAGCCATTGGATTTTTGCTTTTTTAAACAGTAGTTCTTTTGAGGGATGTAATAACTTGTGCCTTCGTTAGAATCATATTCTATCCAATCATTTGACTCTTTTATGAAGGCTATATCTCCGATATCAGGATAATGCTTTTCTAAATCCTGCAACATTTGTTTCCATTTAGCTTTATCCTCATTGGTAGTATCAAACAACGCTGGCTCTAATAATTTTGCACTAGCTACTGGCAAATCTTCGATATGTACCTTAGCTGCTTCTATACCTAAAGAATCCAATAATAAAGTTCCTATTTCATAAGAAGCATATAAAGTTCCACCAGATCCTGTACCAATTACAAAAATTGTTTTCATGTGGTATTGCAAGTTTATATTTTGAACCAATCACCACCGTATTGATAGCGACCTTCTATTTCATTTTCATTGTTGATGAAAGTGAAGGTATTACAAGGCAAACAAATTGGGTCTATTTCGGCATATCTGCATGCTATTTGTAATTTTTCATTCGGATGATAATCAACATTCAAATCATTATAGTGCCTTCCTTTGCCTTCTCCATCTAGTAAAATCTCCGTGAGCTTGCCTTTAAACTTTTGAATTTTAAATTCATCAATTTTTGTTGAACTTTTCTTGAAAAATCACTCATTAAAAGGAGAGCCAACCATCCATCATCCGAATTATCTCCATTGTTTTGATTTAGTGGGGTTTTGAAAGATTTCTCAACCCACCAGTCGACCATAATGTCAACAGCTTCTTTATAGGTCCTCATGCTAAATCCCATTTTTCATTTTCTTTAGTCCATCCAAGTATCTCATCTACTTCTTCATTAGAAAATTGGTCTGAATACTTATAGCCTTTATCCAAACCATAACTAAGAATTTTAATAACTTGGTCTTTGCTTAATGCTTTTCCACGGTGTTCCCAAAACCACCATGTTTTGTGAACTTGCTCTAAGCTTCCTTGTAAGTCTGCGTGCATTTGATTTCTTGTTGATAAATGTTATGGGAAAAATTTGAAAGTCTGGTGATAAGTTTCGAGGTTGTTTCCTCGTACACAAAGCGAACATGGTATGAATCTTTTTGCTCGAGTTTTTCAAAGTACAGACATGCCAAAAACCCATAAAGGTCGTTTTGGAAAAACCATTCTCGGATTCGGTTGATATTGTAATAGATTGAAGAAGGCATCTTGGGGAATTCTCGTTGGTAATCTGCTACGGTAAAGCCTCGGAGGATTTCTTCAAACTCAACAGATTGGTTTTGACCAGTAATCCAAACCATTTTTTGATAAAGGCTTTCTGAGGAGTATTAGAAAGCCTTTTGTAGTGGTAAATACTTCGGAGTACACTCATGTCAGGATTTCTGATTTTTTCATCCAATTATCAATAATCGTTTTACATTGCTCATATTCAGGTCTTCCCATAAATTCTATATTGGTACTATATTTTTGAACAAACTTATAAGCATTCTTGACAACAGATGGTTGGATAATCTCATACTCTTTACTGAAATCTTTAGGTGAAACTTTTATAAGACCTTTTGAATCCTTAATGATGATATCCTTGGTATTAATCTCAACTGTATGCCCATATTTATCAATGATATTAAAAATATTGAGATTTTTTTGATACTCGTCACCAATGAAGTTTTTACACTGTTCATAGTTAATGCCAGTAAATTGAATATATTCTACTGGTTTTGGTTTGGGCATTGCATGCATAGACATTTTTAAATTTAATTTGTAAATCACAGGTCTTTTCATACATTCTAAATCAGTCCAACTTTTAAAAGTTAAAGCATGACATAAACCCCTTATGTCGCCAAATACACATCCCATACAAGAATTTGTAATCTCTTGAGGAACAGCATCGAAGTTATTTTGAAAAAATCCTAAATCTGCCATAATTAAGTGGAGTTAAAATCAAGACTGGGCTGTAAGTTTTCGTAATTTGTAATCAGAATCTCAAGCCTTCTTTTTTTGATATTTGCTCGTTCTTTTAATTCGATGATATTTAATCCTCTCTTTAAGGCTTCAGCTACTACAAATGGATGATTAAACTCAGACATAGCGGATTTAATGCCACATGAAACCATAATGTCTAAGCAATCAATGGTATCATTTTTTGTCCAGTTGGGTACTTTGTAATAGTTTTCAGTATCTAAATAGACAGGATCGAGATAAACAAAGCAATGCTCTTTATCATTGAGCCCCTTGGTAAATGAAATAGCTGGAATGACATCTCTAAAATCACGACTCATAATTTTTACATTTTGCAACTTTTTGAATGTTGCGTCTAGATTTTGTAAGATTGAATCTTTTGAATTGTCTAGTCCAGCACGAAGTGTGTTCCCTTTTCCTAGATAGGTAAAATTTGAAAGGAACAAAAAACGAACAGCTTTCTTTATGGGGTCTGTTTCCCTATTTTGTTTCCAATGTTTTATGAGGCTTTCAGATATCGGAACTATTTCAATTTGATGGCGAAGCAATTCAAGATTAGATTGAATTGTCAAATACAAATTGGTTACATCATCGTCAAGGTCATTTACTATCGCATATTTCGGCTCTGGCAGATAAAAAAAACTTCCTCCAGCACCAAAAAATAGCTCAATCCTCATTCTATGTTTCGGAAAATATTTAGCTAACTCGTCTTTCATTCTACGTTTGTTCCCAAGTCTAGTTAGTATCATACCATATTCATTGATTTTTTTAGGGATAAAAATTCAAGGTTGGATTATAATTCAGAAAGCATTTTTTTAAAATCACTCTCAGAAGTATTATTTGGGAAAATATGGCTAGGTTCCCCACATTGCAAACATCTTGCTCCACTATCTGTAATTAAGTATCTTGTATTTATATGACCTTTATTACAACAGTGTAATTCATGCTCAAACCATTTGTCAGGTATTCCCATAAACATAGGCTCTTTGGCTTGTTGAGCCTTTTCAATTTTATCATTAAGCCATTTTCTTAGTTTAATTTCCCTTTTAGATAAAAATATTTTTGCCATATTTTCAAAAGTTTTATCATATTGAAATTTTGAAAGGTAAAAAATCACTCAGAAATAGAATAAATGATTTCTTTACCATTCTCATCAATTTTAGGTATAGAAGAGAAATCATGAAGTATTATTCTATTTTTAGTTATTTTAATTACTCTAAGGCTTGGTACAAAATGTAAACCTTTATGAATATATCCTTTAGATTTATGAGGGTTTTCTAATATCATTCCTCTTTGAATTTTTGTTGCTGAGATAGTTGTCATAAATACTTATCTAAAATGATTTTTAGAAAAAAATGTATGATTAGACTAGAAAACTTCAGAATGCTAAATCAATATAAATAAGCTAAATTTTAATAGGTCTATATCCTTTTAGTACATTTTCAGCTCCCGAGTAAGTGACGGTTTTAGCTCTTTTAGAACCTTCTTGCTTTACTTTACATGAGTAAATAGCTCCAAAAAATGTAATTTTAGAAACTCTAATTTCACCTCTTGATTTTAAATCTTTTAAAATAAAATCAATATGCTTTTCTGTATTTGTCATTTTACAAATAAGGCTTTATGCTGCCTTTTTAGCTTTTTGGGTTTGTATTAATTCTTGATGGATAGCCTCAATCCAAACTTTTACGACAATCGGCACAACCGAATTGCCAATGAATTTCTTTTGCTTGCTTTGGTTGCCGTGTAGTACATAGTCCGCAGGGAAGCCTTGGATAATCTTGAGCTCTTGTACCTTGAGCATCCGAGTCTTGATGTCGACTATGCCGTACTGTGCCATGAGTTGTTTGATGGATATCATCACCTCCGAGTCATCGTCGTAGATGGGTATTGCAAACTCACCATACACGGCCGTGATAAGATAGAGCGGTGCTTTGTCTTGTCGGGCTATGATTACAGGACAAGGCTTTTCGATATTATGCGAATGCCCTCCGTGCGATGGATTAATCAAAAATGCTGAGGCCAGCTGATGTTTATCCACCGTCATGATAGTACCTGCAGGAGCTTCAACACTTTGGTGGTTTTCGGGTCCTGAATAGGACTTGTCTAACCAGTGTTGTACCTGTACTTTCGCCAACCGATCCTTTGTAGTAATAGTGCTGCAAGGTTGTTCGATAGACATAGCACCTTTTTCGTTGCCGTGATACTTGAACATGAATACATTGCAAAGCGAATGGTGGTCGACTGTTGTAATGGCACCTATCGGCTCAGAGCTGCATTTTACCTTACCTTCTGGCTTACCACTATAATACTGGGCTATAAAAGAAGCTTGTACTAAGCCTAATCTACCTTGACAAGCAATAGTATGGCATGGTTCGTGGATAGAAGGAGGTTTATGCTTCCCTGCTTTATTCATAGAATTGTACTTCAATATGAAGCTTGAATCCCCAGCGATGATATGCTTCTTAAGTCCTGCCAAGATTCGCTCAAGGGATGAATCCACAAGGGGTTTTTCACGTTGGAAAATAGACTTACCTTCGTCTTCAAAGTCTAAACAATGCTTTACGGCATTCCAAGGCTTGAGGTTTGGGCTTTTTTTGGCGTGTGTTGGCTCTGGAAAAACAATAGGCATCCCAAACCTAGCAAAACACCCAAATAATCGCTTACGTGAAGTAGAAGCCCCAAAATCAGCCGAATTGAGCTTTGTCCATTGGTTATAGAATCCCATAGAGTCTACAACCGAGCACCATTTTTGGAAATCAATTCCTTTTAGCTCCTTGATAGGTTTGTTATTAGCATCTAATGGACCCCAATCTTGGAACTCTGACACGTTTTCAATCATCACATAATCAAATGCAATAGCCTGAAGGTATCTGATAAGACCCCAAGCAAGTGTGCGGCTGTCGGCATCCCGGGGCTGGCCTCCTTTGGCATTTGAAAAGTTGGTGCACTCCAACGATGCCCACAAAACAAGCTTTGCATTGGGATATCGTTTTTTGGCTTCCTGCACTACCTTAATGAGTTTGGTAAGGTCAAGTACCAAGATATCCTCTTCAAAATGCACCACATCGGGGTGATTTTGCCAGTGGCTTTTTATGGCAAAAGCATCGTGATTGACACAGGCTATAACTTTTGCGATTTTGTTGCCTTTGGCATCATTTGCCATATCGAAGCCAGTAGTAGTACCACCAGCTCCGCAAAACAAGTCGACTATTATAAATTTAACCTCTGACTCTTTCATACTTTCCGTTTTGTTGGTTCATAGATTCATGAACCTCTTTTACTGTTTTTCTGATTTCGAGTCTTGAAAATGACCCGTCGAATGACTGATAAGCATCCTCTATGACCTTATCAAGCTGATAACCTTTCCCAAGTTTATCGTAAGCGTATAGCTTTATGGGGTAGCTGTCTTGCATAGTTTTTCGGCTATTTGGGTAAGAGATGCTCTTCTTTCTAACTTGTTTTTTCTTCGAGTAAATTGGATCGATAACACAATCTGCTGAAGCTGTACATTGCTACCTAATTCGACACGGTCGCCAACTCTGCGCCAAATGCCAATGCCTAAGAAGCTGCCCACTCGGTATTCGAGTGTAGAAATTGTCAGAAAATCATCTGATACAATTTTCAGCCTCATTCTACGATTTAAGTATTCGACCTTTTTCATTTTAGGAAAAGAATAAAGTCAGGTAATAACTTAAGTGTAAGCGATACACCAAGCATGATGCACATCAAAATGATGAGCATCTGAATCTTATCATCGAAAAGTTTTTTGAGTGAATTCATGATTATTTGACGATTATATGTGAAATGTAAGAGCCTATTAGCTGAGTACCTTCATGTTCTCTTGGATAAAAATCAAGCAACTTTTGTTTTGATTTTAAGCCCTTAGTGATGAAAATTTCGGAGGTACGTTCGTAGGTGAATTGAGGATTATTTTTAACTAATTCCCAGATACGCCTTTTCATAACTTGCCTTTTAGCGGATGATTTTCCACTGCAAATTTTAATGATGGGAGCTATTTCAATCGGATTTTGATAATGAGATAACTCCAGAAGAAAGTGCTGTAAAATCATCAGTAATAAATCCTTTCATCCCATACCAAAAGTTGACCTTCGAAATGAGATTTTTTAAACCAAGCCCAAAAGTCCTCTAAGGTCAAGCCATCGTTATTGGCGACTGTGATAAGCTCGCTTGTACTTACGATATTACCATTGATCCAGAAAAAACCGTTGTATTTAAAATCATACACTCTTTTGATTTCGATATCGTCACAAATCTGTTTCTGTGGTGAACAGTATGGACGACCTGACCAGATACGGGGTGAAAACTTATCGCCAACACTCCAGTTTTTTCCTGCCCTGATAGTGGTGCTTTTGGGTAAATGGCAATCCATTAAAGCAAGGTTATCGTAGCCACAAAGCGATTGATGGTTTTTCATTGCTGGGTTTTGAAGCATTCCTGCAATGATTTTTTCGACAAAATGTGTCGGCTCACCTGCTTTAGGATGGTTCTTCATGAAACTGGTCGAGAATGTAATTACTTTGCTCACTATTTTCTTTAGGTTTTGTTGTGAATCGATAGAAATACAGGGCATTTGGACAATACTCAATCTCCAAATCATAGCCAGTTATTTGCTTGAAAGTTGTAATAAACGCTTCCAAGTCAGTGATAAAAACATACTTTTTTTCCTTCACAAATAGTGAGGTAAGCCAAGGTGGTAATGCTTTCTCAAGTGCTGTTTCGGCTTTTTTGTCTACGCTCTGCATTGATACGAAACAATTAAATTTTGAATGTAATTGGCATCCTCTTCGTGGAGAAGCTTTCTGCCATTCATGTACTCATAGTACTCTTCCTTCGAGCACGCCAAATGTGCCATGATAGCTTCTCTGAGACGGTTTCGTTTATGCCTTGAGTTATGCCCTCTGATTTTATTCCACAGCTTTGTAGTGATGGGGCTGAGGAAAATTTGTGATTCTTGCATTATTCTTAAATATATTAATGCCCACTTTCTAACAAATCTGGATACTTAGCAAGAAGCTCTTTGGCATGTTTACGCTCTTTTTCTTCGTATGAAAGTGATTTTTCTGATAGGTCTTGTTCGATGAGTTTGATTAGTTCAACAAATTGAGAATCGTCAATAAATAAACTAAACTGCCCTTTATATTCTAACCCCTTATTTGCAAAATTTATCTCAGATTGAAATATGATAAACCTTGCTAAAAACTCTAAGCAATCATAAGAACGTTCATATATTTCACCAGTATCTTCATCAGCTTTAAAAGCATGAATTTTGTCATCAGTAGTGATAATCAATAGCCAGTTGTTTATGCTACCAAAAAACGTTTTGATAGTTTTTCCTAAAATATCGTCAGTAAACTCAAAGCGATCAGTTAAGATTTTTTTGAGATATGAGGTAGATTTTTTCATGATAATTTGTAAAATTTAGCGTTAATAAATTTTTATCTTAGCACCTCTTTTATTGAGATTATTGATGAGCCTAATCAATCGCATATTCTGCTTTTCAAGAGATTTATTAGCATCAATCAACTCTTTGATTTGGCTCTTGTACTCTTCAATTTTTTGAAAGTCAACCTCTTTCCACCCATGTTCAGATTCGCAAGTACAATTCTTGGCATTATCATCATACATTGCACCATAGCAACAGGCTATAAATATTTTTTTGCCTTTTTCATGAATGTAATGACATCTCATTTAGCTTTTACTTTGCGTTTTTTGCCAGTACTTGTGTACTCTTTTTTGATTCTATTTCCTTCTGAAATAAGCCAATTTCCAAGCTCAATGAGTTCTTGAGGAGTTCGGAAATCTGTAAAACTAGCAATACATAAGTTAACTATTTGATAAGGCTTACGAGCATCTTCAGGCGATATTTGTTCTACTATTATTACTTCATCCTCCTTTTTTGGATAGTAGATTATTTCTTGAATAAGTCCCATATAACTAGGTATTTAATCTAAAGTGAATAGTACAACATCTCCTAAATCAGGGTCAGTATCTAAAAGCTTAGGCATTAATAATATTTCTACATCTCCAGCAGTAAAAACACAAGCCTTATTTGGTTCTGTTTTATGAACTAAATGAAACGTATTTTTTCCTAATGCTTCGGCAATCTGAGTAATCATTCCGATGTAAATAGTATTAAAGCCAATCGATGAAATAATACAGTATTCAATACTATGATATGCTTTATATCTGCGAGAATCAGCTAGAAATATTTCGCCTTCAGAATCACACTCTGGACAAAAAACATCTTTGGTATGACTATGATTTTTTCTATCAGTATACTTATACTCTACAGACCCACTTCCATTACACTCAGGGCAAATAGTGCCTTCTGTAATCCAGTTAAAAGTTGTCATATCGATAGAATTTTTGACATCTATAGAATATGTTTTGTCAATATTCCTATTGCTAAATAATGGAATGACTTTAAAAGCAATATCTGCTACTGGTAAATCATTGAAATTTGAAAGGTTTGTCTTTTTAAAACGAACCATTATATGTCCCTCTGTAGCATAGACATAATCTTCAAAAACAAATGGTTTGGTACAAATACCATCCAGATAATCACTACTAGACAAACAGCAAATATCATCTAGAATACCCTGATATACTTTTTGTTGTAATGAATTTTCCATATAACTAAACATTTAGTTTAAAAGTCTAACTCTGGTGCCTCAATTTGAGGCTGGATGGGCTTTATATCGTCGTAGGTGATTTCTTTGACGGTTTTTGCTAAAAACACCATCCCGATATCACCATACTTCTAAAATCTGTATTCGCCTTCAAAAATCACTTCTCGTCCTCTTTGAAGTAAATCTTTTAATCCAGCCCATTTGGTAAAATATACTGGCAACCATTTTTTGTGTTTATCCTCTGTGCTACCTTCCTGATAATCAGGATTAAGGATTGATACAACCGCACGGTGTGACTCATGTATTGTTACTTTTCGGAGTGGCGTAACAATCTTAGCCTGTAGTTTGATTTGCTCTGCCATTGATAATTGCCCCTATTTGTTGTGGTGGGTTGGGGTCGTCCACCTGTGACATAAAATTATTTACAGCAACCTTTGTGATTAAATTATCGCTTCGTAGCATTCTGTTGTCGTAAACTTCGATACTCATAAGTCCCTGAGAAGCAAAGTGACTTGTGAAATAGTCAAGGCATTTATTCATACCGTTGAACTTTTGTAACTGAGGATGAAACTTGGGTGTCATACTTGCAGATACTTTTTCACCAAATTTCTGCATCTCGACGGCATCCCACCAAAACTCGGCACTTCTAGCTACTCGCGATATTTCGGAGATTAAAGCTTTGTTACCCTTGATTATCTTGTAGATATCTTGCAATTGTATGTCATGCGAATATAAAAGTGTCACCTTTTTTTCGGGACTCAAAAGCGGATAACAGTTAGCGAAAAAATCTACAATGGTATCACTAAACTCCTGCGACAACAAATCTATGAATGCGACATACTGGCTTTTGATTTTGGGGTGAGCTGCTGGCATAAACTTTAACCTTTCGGATCCATAATCGTACGAATACACCAGTCTTGGGATTTTTTTAGTTCCGTCTTGTCGCCCTGGCATATAATTTAAAATATACTTGAACAAACTATGCTCTGGCGACGGGTTACAGGTTTTTCGTGCGGTAAAATGCTGCATTTCGAAATTTTTTGAAAAATTTTCACAATTAATAGCTAATAAGGTATTTATACCCATTGATAGATTCATAGCTTAATAGCTCATAATAGCTTGATAGTTATTAATAGACTATTAATAGCTATTAATTGCGCTATTTTGGCCGAAAAAAAAGGCATATTTTGCCCTGCTGGATTTTGCCTGAATCCACCGACTACGTATTCCCTCGATTCTGAGGGCTTTTTTCAACTAACGTTGCATGTTATACGCACGTTAGTTTTTTACGATTTGCAACCTTTTTTGTGTCCATTGAGTGCGTTTTGAGACGAAAACAACTTACCACATTTACAAACGTAATTTCCAGTGTTGGGATTGTCTCCCATAATTACTGGCTGAACAAACTTTTCGGGTTCATGCCGCTGCTTGGTATAGTGCTCCTCCAGTACTTTGATTGGATTGAGACCATTAATTCGGCATATGTGCATAAACGAATTGAGCTTTTGACTTGCCTCAAAATGCTTTTGATAGGTCAAGTCTTTGGCTTGGTCGAGCGCATTGAGCGCTTCTTGGATTCGTGGATTTACCATGAGTGTAAAATTAAATTGTGAGGATTCTTGGAATCGAACCAAGGTGATACGTCTATCTTGCTAAAATCCCTAAACTACATGCTTTCCCCCGCATGCCAAATAGTCACTGCTAGGCAACTATACAGGATTCGAACCTGTGAGCCAACTATACAAATGCTACGTACCATACAGTATAATCGGCAGTTTAGGACTCAACAATGCACTTCCACTATGCTAAATCCTCCCCTGGCATACAAACACCAGTGCCCCATGCGCATGAAGACACTAGCCAACATTTGCCATGTGTTATCCTTTCACTTACATTCGGTTGTTGCAGTGACGGGACTCGAACCCGTGACCTGAGGGTTATGAGCCCACCGAGCTACCATCTGCTCCACACTGCGGTATTGTTTTTTAAATTGACCAGCCTCTAAGAGGCTGGCTAATCCGAACACTCAATAACTAATAGATAATTATGATAACAAAAATCTTTGTGGTGTATCACAAAATCCCCCTCCCTCTACTGAGGGAGGGTATTTGATTCTAATTCTACACCTATTACTTTGTTTTTCAACTCAATTCAAATTTTTAGAATAAACCGCCCATAAAATGAGCGGTATTTCTTCTAAAACCACAAACTAAACTATGAGAAAAAGACGTTTTTTCAAGCTGTCGCCGCTCGGATAGGTGAGTAAAATGCCCCTCCCAAAAGGGAGGGGATTTTCAACATCATATTAATTTTAAAACCTATCCTTTAGAAATGAACCAATCTGGTTGCCTTTTTTGACATCCTCAACCCACTCCTCCAAATGCAACCATAGTATCGGGCATGTCATTTTATGACATTTGGCAAAGGCAACTCGTAAAAGATTTATCCCATGACGATTGTCATACTCTGGATATTTTTCTAAGAAGTCTACCTTAGCACCCCTTTTGCTTCGTACATCATCCAATATAAGATTGACTCTTTCGGAAATTTGATCTCCACTTGGTTTTTTAAGGTCAAATCGAATGGGCAGCGTATATTTTTTCATAAAACTCAAAAAATGACTTTTATCATTAATTAGAACCGCTCATATTATCTTATATTAGCGTCTTAGATTTGAGACGTTCCTTTGTATCCAAATCCTTACACAAATATAAACCAATTGGTTTGTACTTTGCAAATCTTTAGGGATATATTTTATAATAAAATTGGTTTATTATGCATACTGGTATGATTATCAAGCAATTAGCTATACAAAAATTTGGTACAGTAGCTGAATTCGCTCGAAAAATGGAAAAGAATCCACAAACCATTAATAAATTATTCAACACCAAAAACCCTGGTGCTGATACTCTTACAAAAGTGAGTGAAGTTTTAGGGGTTACAATTCAACACATAGTAAACTATGACAATGACCACGTTCTTGCTGAAAGCCAAATCCAAGAGATGGAGCCCATTTATGGCTCTCAAAAATTATATCCAGACAACAATGAGGATAATGACTTAGAAAAAAGTATGCTACGCCTTAATGCTTATGAAAAGTTGTTTGAGTTGAAAGAAAAAGGCGTTCTCACCGATGAAGAATTTAAAATAGAAAAAGCAAAATTGCTTAAGTTGTAAAATTAATAGTTCAGTACAAAGCATTGCCCCTGTAAAAAGGGGCTTTTATCGTTGAAAAATTAATAGTTCATTCTATGCAAGCAACACCAGAACCGCAACCTAAAAAACCTTCCCAACAGCCCCAAATAGTTTTTTTGGTGTTTGCCTTATTAGGCATTTTCCTGATTTTCTTTATTATTCAGAAGCAAAACAATATCTCTTCTGGATCCGACATGGTTATTGATACCACAATGTCAAGTATTGATACCACCGCCAATATAGTACTGAGTGATTCGGTAAAAGAGACTATCTTCAAGAAGATTATGGTAGGTATCAAGAAAGAATTCCGTACCTCGTATGACGATATGGAAAATAACTACTGGGTATATGACAAAACTAGCTCAAAAGGCATAATGTCGTCGCAGGTATCATTATACCTTGGTATTTCGAAAATTGGAGTATGGCGAAGATTCAAAGTACATTACTTTGGCGATGACTGGCTTTTTATCAAAGCCTACAAATTTCAGATTGATGGCGAATTGATAGAGTATATTCCTGATGACGTAAATACCGACAACGACGGTGGCTATGTATGGGAAACATTTGACCAGTGCCCAGATGACAAATCAGAATTAGAAAATATTATAACCAAACTGTCCAATGCCAAAAATGCCAAAGTTCGCTTTATTGGAGATCAGTATTACAAAGACAAAGTAATAACTACCAAAGAGCTGAAGGCCATTAAGCATATCAATGATTTGTACCTAGAAACAAAACTAAAATATAACCAATAACCATATACCCATGAGGCTAATTTTTACATTCCTATTTTTGATGATACTATCAAACTCTACCCATGCCCAAGTGGGGCGCTGGCTCAAGGAGCGCCAAAAACAAAACCTAGACAGAATCAAAAGATACGAAGCTGCTGACTCGCTCAATCAAAGTGTGATGCTACGCCAAACAAACCCAGGAGTAACCCTCAGACGTGGGGCATCGTGGATGGTTGGTGGTGCTGTAGTGTCGGGTGCTGCACTGATTGCTGGCAATGCGCTACTCAATGCCGATAAGCCAAACAAAGACGGCTATACAATCATGCTTGTAGGCAGTGCAGCAGGATTGGTTATGGAGCTGATAGGTGCCTCGACGATTATCACTGCAGGTAAGCAATTTGAAGTAAGATTTTCAAGCACTAACTAATATATATTATGAGCAATTATTCAATTAGATTTAATTTTGAATTTGTAGATTTAGATAATAAAGGAGATCTAGGAAAAATTCTTAAAGTTGAATTTCGTGATGTTTCAACAAAAGTATTTAAAACAATACAGCAAATAGGTTTTGTGCCAAATAAGGATTGGAAAGTCGAGGTTGCAAATTGTATTCCAGAAGTAATTATTAAAGAGGTTAATTTTAAACTCCGAACGTCAATAGAAGCACTACTTGATGAATTTTACGAAAATGAAGGAGAAATAACCAAAATATCAATGGGTTTAAATCACATTACTCTAAATGTAAAAGTACTACCTAAACCAAATACTAAAAGTACTAATGATAATTACTTATTAACTTTACCATAATAAAAAAGCCTCCAAACGGAGGCTTTTGCTTTTTAGAAATCTTTTCTTTTAGGTACTGGAGGCAAATCCAGTGGATCTAAGTATTTGGCTAATATATAATGTAAAACTTCAGTTTTCGTTTTGAAATGGTTATGATACATAATCCTTTTGATTTTGTCGGCATGCTCACCATCTATAATAAAAGTCCACTTTTCATCCTCTTTGCTATAAGTAAACTTCTCATCAGGTTGTGTATCTTCTTGTTGCTTACTTAATTTCGGAATTGGTGCAAGTTTTTTCATAATTTTAGTCTTTCTAGTATTTCAGTAGTTACATTCATATAGTCCTTAGCAGCATTGCAAGTATCGTCGAGCTCAAACACTGGTTTTTGGTCCAGCTGTGCTTTGTCGACATTGCTATCGGTACGGATATAATACTGGAATACTCCTTCTTCCAAACTTTCACGTACAGCCGAAACAATCGATTTCTTTTGTGAGCCTCTGGCGTTTTCGTGGTACTTGATAATCAGCAAACCCAAAAACTCTATTCGCGCGCCACTATCGATAAACTCTCTCATTTGCTCCATTAGTACAGCTATACCATTGTAGGCAAATGTACTGGCCTCCATAGGCGTAATAAAATAATCAGCTGCAAAAATGCTATTGGTAGTAAGTAATCCCAAGTTTGGAGGACAGTCTATCAGGATAAAATCAAATTGCTCATGAAACGAAACCAATCTATTACCCAAAATATCTTCACGACGAGGTTTATTTTGGATTTTGGTTTCATACTCAGGCAATTCTACAGAAGCAGGAATCAGCGACATATTGTGAGCCTGTACAAGACAATCGTTGGGTGAAGATTCTTTGAGCATGAAGCTTCCAATATGATGTTTTGGGCGATTTTGTGAGCCAAAACAGGAGGAAAGATTGCACTGGGCATCGAGGTCGATTAATAGCACCTTGTAACCCTTTCGGGTAAGCGCCGCCCCAATGTTGAGCGTAGAGGATGTTTTACCAACACCACCTTTATTATTGGTAATGGTAATTATTTTTGCTTTCATATTGTTATCTATAGTTATTGCACAAAAATACAATAATCTAGCAAAAACCATCATACAATAAGACCATATTACTGGAATATTGTATGATGATAAGATACTATTTTTTGCCAAAACCCAATGATTTAGCCAAATAGTGGGTTTTGGAGCTACGGATTTTGATTAGTCCGTTATCGATTCTTGAATTGATCTCCACAAATGTCGTCAATAGGTCGGGACTATTAAGAATCATAAATTCCTGTTCGCGAGAAAACTTATACTCACGTAACATAATATCCTTAGCTACCAATACCACTTGATTGGGGTCAGCCTTACGGAAGTCGTTCATTTCTTCCTCTACAGCCTCAAATTTTACGTCGGTGGCAGTCTGTATCATAAACTTGATACTAATGACCTTTTTGCCCTTCTTTTTGGCTGGCTCGTAATTTAATATGAGGTCAGCTTTTTCAAAAAAGTCATTACGAGCTTTGTCTAGTACTCTTAGTTTAAAGTTTGCAAAATTGTTATACTTGGTATCAAAAATCTGTTGCAAAAAATCTAACTCATATTCAAAGCTTTTTCGATGATTGTTTTTTAGTTCCATCATTACAATTTCATACATCCGCTGGGAAAACACAGATTGAAATTGCAAGAAAATATCAAGATTGTACTTGGTGTACTCTTTACCCAAATTGAGTAAAAATACCAAAGATGAATTTGTTACAATCATTTCTATTTTGCCACTATTATCACGATTATAATGGTATTCTGGAAATAGCACCAAGCTGGAAAAGGTATCTTTTTCCTTATTAAATACTTGAATTTTACAGGATTGTAAATTGTCTAATGAAGCCTTCATATACTTATAGTCGACATACTTGGCTACTTCCTGAATAGGCAATTTAAAAATGTGGCTTTTTTCGGGATCATAGTCTCTATTAAAATCGAGTTGATTAATAAGTAATCCCAGTATCTTACGTTCGTTTACACCCCATTCCTGACGGCTGAGGGTTAGGCTGTTAGGCTGATAATTGTTTTTCTTTAGTTCAAAGGTCGAATCCATATCAATAATTATTTTGTTTGATACAAACATACATTAATTACAACAATTGATAAAAAAATTTGTAGTAATTTTTACAAAATTTCTTTCATTCTGTTGTAATTATTGCAGTTTTTGGAGAAGACCATGCACATAACCAGTCGTATTTTATGCCCTAAAACACGCCTATAGGCATATTTTGAGATGGGTATTAGTCAGAAAAGGAAGCATCTTTCATTTTGTTGCAATTCAAACATCATATTTTAACAAATCATATCATTATTACCTGCTTAGTGCGCATTAAATAGCAATTGCAATGTGGATAACTCTTTAAAATTGTGGATAAGTACTGATTTTAAGCCTAAAATCATCTTGCATTTTGTTGCAATTCTATTCGATTTATCTTTCATTTTGTTGCAATTCGTCTTGCATTTTGTTGCAATAGCTTCAATTCAATCTTTCATTTTGTTGCAATACTGCTTTCATTTTGTTGCAATAGTCTTTGTAAGCTATTTATTTTCAAATACTTACAAATGTCTAAACAATCAAATAATATTGAAAGAAACAAAAAGAAACATGATTTCTATGCATTTAGGGTGGTAAAGGGAATTTTTTAAAACAAGAAGGTTTCAATCGGCAAAAGAATCGGACACCGAAAATTTCAGAAATCAAATTAATGGGTAAAAAGGTTGGGCTGAAAACTAAATAATTAGTTATCGTATCTTATCATCGTACTATCATATAATAAGACAATAAGATTATCCGATAATATGATAATATTTTTGTAATATTGTCTTACGATAAGATACTTATAAATCAGGTGTTTAAAGAAAAATTATGGAGAGATTGAATATAGAAGATTTCAGCTATTCGGGATTAGTTGATTTAATTCAGGGTGACACAGAGGTTGCTGGGGATGTACTTTATGACCTAGCTTTTCAGTTGAAAGAATTAAATGAGGAAATAGATGAACTGGAGAAAAAATTGAAAAGTGCAGCTCGTCAAAAGGCAGAATTATATGCAGCATCACTAAGAGTACTTAAACACATTAATAAAGAGGTTCCTATATCTGTAGCAAGAGAGAAGGTAATAATTCAAGTATTTGATAGTGGGTATCTAGAAATTAATAATAATGTCATCTAGCAAGTTATGAAAAACATTCTAGAGGAAATTATCAAGTTATCTTCCGAATTAGGAGCAAAAAAGAATTTAGAAAAATATAAAGAGCTGGCAGATAAAATCGAAATACCTAAAAATTATGGTGTTTTTGATTTTGATAGATGCTTTTTGAATCCGCTTAGAAAATTTGCTGAGGTATTGATAAAGGTCAAAATATCGGAAAATCCTGATGTGGTTGAAATTATAATGAACCACCAGTACTATGTTCGACATTTTGAACACTGGATTCAGCGGATAGAAGGTTCAGCATTTTGTCATGATAGAAGCACTATGCTGGTAGATATGCTGATTGCCTATTACCGCAAAAAACAGCCGATGGTTTTTGATTATGAATGTAAGCTCTCATTTTGTTATCCAAAGACAATATTTAACACACAGCAAAAGGTTGTGGAGTTTTATGAATCTGTCAAACAATTGAGGTATGGACATTCATACAACTATATAGTTTATATAGAGCCTATGATTGATATGGTTATACAAGCAAATCCTAAAAATAAATCATAATATGTTATCAAATCAAAGCTTTGGTCAAGCCCTCTACGCTGCCAAATTAGGCAAACGAATTTCTCGTGAAGGATGGAATGGAAAAAATATGTTTGTATTCCAACGCCCAGAAGACAAATTGTCACTAAAAACGGTAGTTCAACAAGTAAAATCATTACCTCAAAGCGTAAAAGATTTTCTTCATGTCAATTGTAAAAATGAAAATGGGGATGCTATTCCTTTAGAGGATGGTAAACCCGTCAAATTTGGGGCATACTTATGTATGTATGCTGCCGATGGATCGATTGTGAACGGATGGTTAGCTAGTCAAACAGATATGTTAGCAACCGACTGGTGCATTCTTGACTAAAATCATAAATCAGTAGAGCATCAATACGTGCTCTGCTGATTTTTTAATCAATCATGCAGACTACGGTGATACTTATTGGGAAGGATGGGAGGTTCCCAATCTGGAACAAGCAAGAGGGCTTGGCAAAAAATGACGAAATAGCAATTTGGCTTTTTAAGTATTGTGGATGGTACTGCGGTCAGGAGTTTCCGCAGTTGCTGATATCGGAAGAGGAAATTCCTTGGAAAGAAGGCTCAGAGTTTTTTAATCATAATCCCTTACACCTGTATGTACTAGGTGAGCGGATAATAATGAATTAATCCTTTTGTAAATTAAAGTCAGTTATGGAAAAGATTCAAGTTATAAAAGAATTCTTCAAGTATAGATTAAAATATAGGCCATTTGATGTTGGATGTCAACCACATGGATTCATTTGTCATGTTGAATTAGATAAAAAACAGACAGGTTTTTTCGGAGAATTAACATACACTCGTCAATTGTCAGAAGAAGAAATACGAAAGTATGAGCTTTTCCCTGTATAAAATTAACCACTAATCTATTTCAAAATGAAATCACTAATAAGCAACTGGTCGTATTTGCAGCGCAAATTTAGCAAAATGGGATATCGCCAAGCAATTCAAATAATTTACTTTATGGTTTGTATTCCTTCAGCAATACCAACTACCGAAGACAGAGTTGTTGATTTTTTAAAAACTAAACAAGAACCAAAATCTAACATCTTTAAAAGAGTTTGGCTATGGATATATTATGCCCCAGTTGTGGGGATAACGCTACTATTAATGTATATAAAATTTAGTTTGAGAAAACCTTAGAATGGTATGGAAGATTTAAGTAAAAAAGTAGATAAGTTGGTTGAAGTTCTAAAAGAAAAAGAAACCGACTTACGTCATAAATTGAAATTTTGCAAAGAACACAAATTTGAAAAAGAAGAAGAATGGTTGAGAATGAAATATCAAATTGTAAATGAGATACGATTTGAAGTAGAGTTGTTGAAAAGCGAAAATAAGTTTTGTCCAAAATTAAGCTTTTAATTGCTGAGAATATCATGAAATCATTGTTCGAAAACTTGATTTATCTCAGAGATAAATTCAAGAGTTTAGGTTTTATTAAATCCATTGATTTGATATATACACTAATCTTTTACCGATTGGAATACATTGAAAATATTACAAAACGTAAGCTTCAGGACTGGGAGATTGATGATGATGGGGAAGAATACGAAATTGAAAATAATAGTGGGTACTATTTGGTAAAAAGACTTTGGTTATGGTATTTACTTTTTCCTTGGATTGTAAGTTTTCAAATTGGCGTGGCTATTCTTTTAGCTGTAGTTAATACCATTAGATTTATTCATAGCTATAAAAGTAGTTGGATTCAAACAAAAGAAAAAATATCATTTAAGCAAAGAGTGCACTACAGAACAAGACTTTGGAAATAATATGGATCCTGAACAAAAGCATGAATACTGCATCCAAGTCAATAGCGTAACATTAGGGCGTTGTTCTTCTTGTAGGCACTGGAATACAGATAGAGAAGAATTTAAAAACAGTAATAAAGGATGGGGATATTGCACTAATAATGCTGTAAGAACACCTATGCAAGATACTGAATGGAAAAACAATAACGAGTTAAATGTCAAGCGAGATAGTATAATTACATCAGACTTTAAAGGATTTCTTACAGAAGAAAACAGAAAAAAAGGTATTGTTGGAATCTTCCAAACTGGTGAGAATTTTGGGTGCATTCATTATGTACTTGCTGACGATGATAAACTTAAATAGCTACTTCATGGAACCTCAACAAGAATACACTACAAAAGTTATAGAAAAGCCTATACATGCCAAACCTAGCCTGTATGCTTATTACTTCGAGCTAATAAAAGCTATTGGTAAAAAGTATGGGTACAACATTGTAGTTCATGGCTCAATGAATCGTGACCTTGATTTGGTGGCTATTCCTTGGAATGCTGCAATGGGTGATAAGGAACAGATGATAGATGAGATTTGTGAAGCTTTGGGCGGTACGCTTTTGATGATGAATACTAGTGTTGATGACCCAAAAGGTGAACGTTTTACTACTACTTATCACGGACGTATGCAGTATGCCGTGAATATCAATAGGGATATTGCTCACAAATATGATGGTACTCATTCTGAAATTAAGGATTATGCTGACCCACAGTACTATTTGGATATTTCAGTGTTGCCAATGAAACATGAGGCTGTAAAAGTAGAAATACCAAGTGTAGAGCAACCACAGGCTGAGGTAATTGTACAAAGTGGATCTAGTGTTGAAACAGTATATCAGCTACTTATGTCCAAAAACCTTGTAACAAAATCTTTGAGTTTTCAAAGGGATAAAATTGATGGTAGACAATTTAAAAAAGAATTAGTCATTGAAAACATCCTAACAGGAATTATTAATATTCATGAAGAGACGGATATAAATTATGAAGTAAGAGCCACATTGGATTTTGAATCACATCTTAAAAGGAATAGCGACAGAATTAATGAAATAAAGCAGTATTTGACTATTGTTTAAAATAGAGTGTTATGGAAGGCATAAATAGGCAAACACTATTCTTTGATGATTTGGTCAGGCATATTGAAAAAATATATGCTTCAAATAATGATTTGATAAAAGGTAAATTTGAAGGTTACAGAAGATTTCTAGAATATTTAGGTCTTGAATATTATCCTTTGGGTATTGTTTCTAGCAATATTTTTTGGGATCTAAAAATGAAAAGTTTATGTTCAAATTTTACTTATGTTATTTATAGTGAACATATTCGTACTTCAGATGAACTGGTCATTTTTGATAGTGAATACAAATTGAATGATATTGCCAATTATGATGAATTGAAATTGAAGTTAGGGGATTTAGATTATTCATTTCTTCATAAAGGAAAAATATCAAGTGATAGATTTCTTATTCTTCATAAAAGTGAGGATGGTATTAATTTCAGATATAGTGTAGTGTCAAAAGACCCTTCTATTGTTCCAAATATAGATTTTTACCCATTTATTGAATGAAAAAAGCCTCAGTAATGAGGCTTTTTTGTTATAGTATTAATTGAGAAATCAATATTGATACTTTGAGACCACTGAGGCTTCCTATACCAGCACCAAGGGCGTAAATGTATCGTTCTCGGTTTTCTCCAAAGGCTACTTTTTTGACATTATATGTCCAAATGAGATTGATTAAACATGCCGAAATAAAAGAGCCCACTAAGAATTGTTTACTAATAAAAAACGTGTTGATTGCTACAAAAAACACTTGAAGAAATCCAGTGATAAATATTTTCATGATATAGTAAAGCCTCATTGCTGAGGCTTTTTTTATGAGGTTAGATGTATTATCGTATTACTGTAATATTGTATTGTCGTATTTTTGAAATACGTTTTATTGCTCAGAATCGCTATTTTTTGTAAATGAGGCTTTGATAATACCACCAAGTACCAATAACAAAATATCTTTTAGGATATCTGTTAGTTTTTCTAAATAGGTAATCATTGGTGTATCAAATCCTTTCTGAAAAGCGTATGCGAATGACATCAAGAAAGCCAAACAGATAGTCAAGGTCAAAATTACACCGATGACGTTTCCTGTTTGGGTGCGAGTCTTGAACAGATTCTCCACGAAGTTTCTAAAGCTCATTATTTCCAGTGTTTTAATAGGTTTCGAAAATAGCTTTTGATTCCTCCAGCTTGTACTACTTGTCTGCGTAGGTTTTCGAGTCCGACAAGAATGGTAATAAAAGCAGCAATAAAGCTGATAGGGTGTGGGTTGGTGATGGATAAAATCACAGAAGTTATTGTCAGTTTTTCGTGAATGAAAATGTTCATGGTATTAAGTAGTGGTTAGGTGTAGAAAGGGGAGATAATGCCCCTTTTGATTTAAAAGACTACTGACAATACTCCAACTACAACGCCAACAGCGCAAGCAATCCACCGTTGTTGCCGTAGTGTTGCATTGGTATCTCTCAACTTTTTATTTTCAGCCTCATCCTGAGCCTGTTTGTTAAGATAACCAATTTCACGTCGTTGTGAGTCGATTTGCTCAAGCCTTCTGGCTTCCTTTTCAGACTGTAGTCCATTGCGAAGCTCCTGGCATTCAGCTTGGACTATTGGGAGTATCTTTTCGGCATACTCGGCCTTGTCGAGTCGTTCACAACTTACTGATAAGAAACAAGGTGGTTTGGGCTGTAGGGGCTTTACTTCATTTTGAGATACCCCAATATGCGCGCCTAGCAGAATCAGTACTAGACACACGAATTTTAGTGCTTTCATATTTTAGCGAGTCAGCTTTTTGTAGGTGAAGAGATGTTTTAAGGTTTTGGATTGCAATTGAATCCTTGATGGTAATGGTTGGTGCTTGTGGCTTTGGCTTTTTGCGACAAGCCTCAAACGTAATAATTAAGCAAACACAAACAAACAGAATAATGATTGCATTGGCGATGGTGTGTGGTTTAGGGGACATAAGTTCTTCGATATTTAGTGACGTACATTTTAATTTTAGTGTCGTATTTGTTGGTCTTGTAAGCTGGTCCGTTGTAGGCACGTGCAAAAGAAGCATAGTCTTCAGCTTGTAGATATTCGTGCAAGCCCTCAGCGAGTAAGAATCTACAGAATACCTCTAGTTGTTCGGCTTCGCCTTTTTTGAGATAGTCGACCATATCACCGACGGTTTCAAAACCTACGATTTTGTAGTTGAATCCCATCATTTGGAACTTACCCCAGCTGGTGGCCATCATAGCAGCTTCGGGATCGAGTGCAAATGCTTGGCTAAATCGACGGTATTCGTCCTCAGAATTTGAAGGAGAAAAACGCTGTGTAAAGTCTGGGTAACAGAGAGTTGGATACTTTTTGCTCAAGGTATCTCGTTTTTTGGCATACACATAAAACTTATGCCCTTCAAACTTGATTTTTATCTTTTTGCTTCTCAAAAAGCCCTTCCCTGAACTTTCGACGGTATCAACTGCCATGATAGTTGGTACATCAACCTCAAGCAAAGCCGCTGCCTGTTTGAGGTGCTCTTTAGTCATTTCCATAGGTGTAGAAGTAGAATTATTGGTAGAGTTCGTTCAATTCCTCATCGGTGATATCGCAATCAACAAACTCAACCTCTTTGATAAAAGTGATGCTTAACTCTCGACCACATACGCTCAATTCGGTAGCATCATAAAAAACATGCGCTTCAATGTCGTCGTTGGTATCTATTTTGGTATGCTTGTTGGGCATAATCGATAAATTTCCATTGCGAGCTTGGGCGGTAAATAGCCATTTCAAAACTTTCAAAATATGAGTTTTGGCACCTTCCAATGCCATAATCTGCTCGCTGACGCTTTCGGGTCTTACCTGTCGATAGATTCTGATAACAAAGTTTATTTTGTTCCAAAAGGTAGAGTTTTCTTTGGCGAAACTATCAATTGGGTAAGATACCTCCATACAATAGGATTTTAAATCTAATCCACCTCCAGCCATCTTTTTGATTTCATCATCTGACGACATGATATAGCGCTTTGGTTTGGAATTGGTCTTGCTGTGTCCCAATACCTTAACAGCTATGTTTTCGAATATGATATTAAACTCTTCTACGGTCATTGCTTGTTCTTTTTAAGTTCTTCTTCGAGCTGAAGCGAACGTCTGATATCTATTTCGTATGATTCAATCACATCGGTAAAGGACGATAAGTCGACGCTATCTTCAATCAAATTATTACTGGATCTAAGTTGTGATAAACCTTTGAGGCTGTAGTAAGAACTCATTTCGTTGGATGACTTTTCAGCTTTGTCAGAGGGTTTATAAAACTCAGGATATAGTTTTTTAGTACGCTCAAATTGTCCATCAAAATAGTCTAGGATTAATCTTTTTGTGATGGGGTCTATTTTGCTAGCTACCCACATGCACCATTTATGTGGCTCTGTTTTTGGGATAAAAATCTTTTTGAAAAAGTATCCCAAAAAGGGAGATTAGTAAGCCAGTAAGGTGCAATCAACCAAGCCACGGCCGTGTTTACTTCATCGATATGAGCATCGGCATTTTTGCTTACCAGCATTAGTTCGAAGTATGCCTCTCTGAACTGGCGCATAGTTAGCCCAGCAAAGAACTCATCGAACAGTTGAAGCCCAAATTTGTACTTGAAAGGCTTCACTGATAGTGGTGTAGTGTCTTCTTTTAGGAAAGAGATACATTCCATTATCTGTCTTAAAAAAGGCTCGGCACGTACAAAATATAACACTACGTCTTTACCAAACTTGTCAAGAACCCAGACAAACAATTTCCCAATTAATGTCTGGTAGAACCAGGGGCGAAACTCTAACTGATAGAATATCCACCAAGCTATTTTGAAATTACGAGGGTTGAGCAATAACAAAAGTAGTACCACGGCATCGGGCTCAGACGTAGTTAGGTTATAAGCCTTGAGGCGTTTGAGTTGCCAAGGTGATAGCTCGTTGATACTACTAGGTATTTCGAGAATATAATTATTTATTGTAATTTGTCTCATGTTAAAATAGCGTTATTTTACCCAAATCCTTTGGTAATCGTGTAGTGCTGAAATAATCTGTTTTCTCATACTCAGGATAGGTATCAGCATTTTGGTTTAGCTCGTCGATTAGCTCCTTGATTTTTGAATCTGCTGTGTTGAGAAACACATTTTTGTAATATTCCAAAGAATCTTTATCCAAAGATTTTTTTCGATTGGATAACTGGGCAGAGCTATTATCAAGCAAGGCAAACATTTGTTTTTCGAAAGTAGCAGACAACCCAATAATTGAATTACCAAATGCCAGATTTGCGACATAAGGTTGGGCGTATTCTTCTTTCAAATAAACATAATCACTACCATCATCAGTCATGATTTTGTCGACCAAATTCTGGTTGAGTTGTTTGATAAGCCTAACTTGTGCAGACTTAAGATTACGCTTCATTTTGGAGAAAATGGCACGACTGATATTCATGCTAAGAATGTCGCCAAGCTCTTGAGCATTTTTGACGATGCAGTCATTGAGCTTGGTGAAGTAAATAGAATTTTTCCATCCAGAAAGATGCGTGCTGTTTGAAGTCTCCATCAACTCCAACATACGTTCCAAAGCGTCCTGACTTCTTTTTTGGAAAGAAGCAATTAGCACTTCGACCGAATTATCCGTAGCAGCACGTGACTCCTGCCCTTGCCCTTGCTTGAGACCAGTTATCGAAAAAAGTACTCCACTGGTTTGGGCAAAGTTTCCGAGTGCATCGCAAAAAATGGCAGTAGTAAGTTGCTTGAAAATTTCTGGAACAGAGTCATCATTTGAGAGAATAGCATCATAAGCAGCTACGCCAATGATATCTCTTACCATGTACTCTGAATCTTCGACATTGATAGCAAAAGCCTCTTTGTTGAAGTTTCCAGAGGTACTAGCATATTTTTGTACTGTTTCTGATAAGTCAATTACATTTAAGATATTCATTATGCTGCGGTTGGGTCTTGCGTTTGACGGTCTTTAGGGCTAATGGCATCGCTGCTAAACATTGTGGCACGGGTTACTTTGAATGTCTCAATGCCATATTCGTTAAAGTCTGCAATGAATTTTGGTATCTCCATCAGGAATTGTTCAAACATCCATTGGTTTACTTGAGCCAAGTTATAGGATTGGTTTTTATTTGAACCTCCTGAAGCTGTACTTCCTTCGGACGATGAGTACTGAGCTGAGTCAACCATTACAGCCCAAAGGATTTGTTTTTCGACCCAGTTAGCATCGGCATTATATTCTGAATCAAAAGTGTTTTGGTCTACCTTAACAACTTTGATTGATTGCTCACCATCCTCTAATAATGGCGCAAGAATAGTTTTTCCACTTTTATCAACACCTGAATTTGACTCTTGGAATTTTGTTGCTATAGTCTCAAAAATTTCATCAATTTTTGTAGAGGCTTCCTCTCCTTCTTTTCCACCTTTGGAGGCTAAATCCATCAGGTTTTCAAATTGAGGATAGTTTTGCTTTACATAGTCTTGACTAATAAATAAAATTTTGTCAAGTCTTGTTAGGTTTTCCATTACCCATTTCTTGAAATTGACAATATTATTGGCATAGTCAAGAAGTCCAGATTCAACTACTGAAAAGTGATCAGGTAAAGCATAAATATCAGAATCGCTAGGGATTCGAATATGGTAGACAAATAACTTATCCTTATGGTTCTTCTTAATAAGCTCTTTTAGGTTGGTTACAGGATCATACCATCCATCAATAAGTGGATATAGCTCTTTTGCTTGAAGACTATTATATTTTTCCCAATCGCCAACTGCACAATATTTAGGTTCATTTTTACCATTAATAATTATGCGACATTTTTCATCCTTCAATATTTTTGCTTTGGCGATTTTACCAAAATCATTGATTGAAAAAAGTACATAAACTTGATACCACTTTTTGATGTTTTGTGCAGCAGGAATAAAGCAATCAATAGTAAATCTAGATTTTCTCTTAAACTCTTGCCAATCTTTGTTTACCTCTGGTATAAACATTAGCTTATTATCGTTAACTTCAGTTTTACCGGGGCTTTCACCTAATCCCATTAATTGTTGTGCTGAGTATAACAAACCGACTTTATAGATAGGTGATTTTTTAAGTATATTTCTTAAATTATTAGGGAAAAGATTATCATCACCATTAAATACAAGCTTTAAATCCTCATCAGGTTTTTTATCATTCAAAACCTTTTTGATGTCTTCTTGTTTTGGAGTTTCATCACCAGACCGATTAAATTCACTCCTTACAGAGCTATATTCCATTACTACGCCAAGTCCTTGGTCAGTAACTCTAATAGGTATCAAGCTGTTCATATTGTGGATAATTCACCTCTTTGCTATTGAGGTGAGTGATTAGGTGTTGTTTCATTGATTTAATTTCTTCAGTGTCGATTAGATAAAATTTCCAATCCTCTGCGAATATCCAATCGTCGTTTTCAACGTTTTCAAAACTATCAGAGTTACCACCTAGATTTTTGGTATTTCTGGCCAAAATACAGTTTTTGAACTTTATGACTTTGCCAGTTTTTTCAGCAGAACCCCATACTTCAAATGGTATAGGTTTGCCATTTTGGTCAAGCTTGTTCATTTCTGACCAAGCCTGACGTAATGAAATTAGTGGGCTAAATTCTAAAGTGTCCATGTTACAAAATAGGTGTCCACATTAGGTGTCCACATTAGGTGTCCACATTAACGAATTTTAAAATTGAATTTCTGACCTAAAGTATTTTCTTGGAAGAAATAAACCATCAACCCGTCTACTGCTTCTGTAATGTGCGATTGCTCTTCGAGTGGAATCTTTGTGCCTTTTTTGTCAGTTTCGCTCGATTTGTCTTTTTCTATAATGGTAACTAAAGCTTTTTTCTGGCGACGCTTATCTACTATTTTCCATTTTTTGGATGTTTTACGCTTTACTGCTTTAGCAGCTTTATAGAAATTATGACAAAGCTCTGTTTCGAACTCAAAACAAAAAGGTCCTGTACCGTTCATTACCTCAGCCCACATTCTAAAGCGTTCATCATGAGAGGTTACTTTGTATTTTTGAGCTCCAACGAACCAATCTTTTGAGAAGGAATCACGGGCTTCTTTCCAGTATGGAACAGCTCTGGAAGCATCTACAAAGTCACCTGTGGTATCATATACAATGGTAACTTTTTTGTACTTTCGAGCTTTATAGAACTCTTCAAATTGCCGTACTACATCTTGAATACCCTGACCAGGACCCAACATTGAGTAAAAGATATTTAGTAGTCGCAATCGTTTCCTTCCGTTTTTGGTTTGTTGCTGACCAACTGCTAATGATATCACGTTGTTGTTCCAGTCAAAACATAAAACCAACTCTTTATTGATGTCATCGCCAGTCGTGTATTGGTAGTCCCATTTATCCAAGGCGTTTTTTTTCTGGACATAATCCCAGTTGATTCCCGAAAAACCATGCTTTTCTCTGTCGAGATACATGTAGTAATATCGGAGGCCTTTGGTTGGGCGAATACTCAGTACATTGAGCATTACATCCGAAACTGGGTTGGTTAAAAATTCTTTGATAGTATCATAGCCCAATACATGCATGTTTTGGATACTTGAGTACTCCATCACCATGACTGCTTTGGAACGAAAGAAATGCAAGCGCTGTTCTAAGTCCTCTATTTCGCTTTCGAGTTGCTTGGTAAGTCGCTTATTTTTGCTTTCGATTAGCTTTTTGCGAAGTTTCCATTGCTTGAAGGAAAGACTAGCAATAAGCTGAAGCAATTCGGCATCGACACGGTCATAGTACTGATACATCCAGTGTTCGGGATCATCGCTCATATCGGATACTACCGTTACTGAGTGATGACAATATCGGTCACCAAAGTATTCGAGCTGACCACGATTCATAAGGTTTACTTCCTTAACCCTATCCCATTTGAGTAGTTTTGCTTCTTCCCAAATGATTGCATCGACAGACATACCATTGAAATGGCTTTGGAAATTGGTACTTACATAAACCATTGCAGCACCAGTATCAAAAAACACAAATCCCTTTGGATTAGTAATTACTTGTAGAGGTTTTGGGATACCTTCGGGTGGAAATTCGTCAATCCAATAGTTGACATTTTTTTCCATTCCGTATTTAGATAAACCTGTAAAAAGTGCTGGCAAAATGACTGTAGTTAGGTGCTTGAATGAGTCACATCCTAACAAGAATAAGCACCCTGGCATAATGTTTATGATGTCCCATACCCTGTACACAGTTATACCAGTAGTTTTACCCACACCACGACCTAAAATAGAAATCAGAATACGTGGTCGATAAATCAAAGCCATTTGTTGAGGCGTATTGCCATGTACTTTGATTATGTCAAATTCATCTTCTTCATTATTTTGAATCATCTTCTATAGGTGTAGAATCGACATCCTCAGCCATAGATGCCAGCATTTTGCTTGCTTGAGCACTTGACTGTGAGCCGTATTTGTTTTTAAGCTTAGACTCCAACTCTTGTAAATCTGACTGAGTTTCAATTACCTCACAAGCTTTGAGTAAGAAAGGATTGAACTCTACAAAAATCATTTTTGGTCGACCTGAATCAGTTCTAATGATTTTCTTAGGACGTTTTTCAATGATTTCTTTTTGTATTTTTAACAGGTCTTTTGCAGTACCTAAGTCTCCACTTTCAAGAGCTAAAGCAAATAATTCATTGGCATTGTTTTCCAAAATATCATATTTGATATAGTAGTTATCAATGAAAGTCATTTCAAAAATCTCCTCGGCTCTTCTGTAATCAATCGTAGCTTGACTGTATGAAACACCGAATTGCTCTTGAAGTAATTGAAGAATCTTTTTCTTGATTATAATAGGTTGCTTATTGTAATCTGGACTTTCGGCATAGTCAGTATTAATAAGTAACTGCTTAGTTTCATAACAGAACTTCCAACGCTCCATCATCAAAATAGCCTCTTCGGACATAGTGGGTATCCGATTGTTTTTACAATAAGCTTCAATGGCCTTTTGTATCTGATTAGAGGTTCTAACTATTTTGTTTGATGTACTCATAGGTGTCTTGTAGTTGCTTTAATTCTGCTTGGTAAGATTCGAGTTTTTCAGGCTTTAGTTTACCTTTTTGAGCTTTGGTAATGTAGGTTCTTACCGTCATAATTCGTTTCCAAATTTCTTCTTTAGTCAGGTCAGGTTTTTCGATAACTACTGTTACTGGCAAAAAACCATTCTTTCGATAGTAGACTATATCTTGCCAAACGCGCTTTAGCTCAATCCGAACCTTGCCAAGTCTATTGATAATTTGAAGACGCTCTTTATCAGTAAATCTGTCCTGATATCTGACAGTTTGATTAAGCATAGCTTTAATCGTAGTACGAGTGTTGTACAAAGATTTTCTTTTGGCAACTAGCTCTTTTACTTCGCTTGGTGCATTTTCTGAATCTTCTGAAAATGTACCATCTGGTTTACGCAATAGGTCTTGAGTTTCAGGTTTTTCAACTGGCTTTTCTTCTGGCTTTTCAATTCGCTTTTTTTCGCTTTCGTTTCGCTTTTTGGGTTCATAAAGGGGCTTTTCAGGCTCTTTTTGCGTATTTGATAGAATTTCTAAAAGCGTTTCTTCCAATAGCTTTTTAGTCGCTTTTGTTTCGCTTTTTGCAATCCAATTAGCGATAATTTGCTTGTCTGGATATTGCCTTAAAATCTCAAGACCTTCTTTGTAGTCCTTATGCTTCAGCCATTGGTTTATCATTTTGCTTTGTCGCTTTTGGTTTGCTTTTTTCTTTCAGAATATCGTTGAGATGTCCTTTTTCAAAAAGCTCATCAACCACTTCAATCGGTAGAACTTGAAGGTCGACTCTAAAAGCAATTTTTTCTTTTTCAAAAGCAAATGGCGCGCCTGGCAACAACTCATATTTTTCTTCAAATGCATTCATCTTAGTAATGTTTAGGTAAAGTTTTGTCATGTTCTAATAAAAATCCAGCAGCGTTTTACTGCTGGATTTCTTTAAATGTTACTCAACTTATGCAGTTTTTAAAGGAACTGTTACAGCAGAATCCAATACAAAACCACGGTCTTGCAACACTACTGTAAAGTCGATATATGCTTCTTTGCTGGCATCTTTAATGTCCCATTGTGTAACTACACAAGGGAATCCTTGACGACCATAGAGCATCTTTTGACCTTCTTTTCTAGTTGCTGCCATGAAAAGTTGACTCTTGGCTTGAATCTTTCTTGCAAAGCCCAATGCCGATGGAGAAGCGTGCAAACGACCAGTGATAGTAGTAGTAACTGCACCGTTTGAATCCTGAACGGTTGTAAAGTCAACCACTTTAGTTTCTGTGTCCAGAGTCAATGCTACAAAACCATCGTTGGCAGTTACTGGGGTGAATGCACCAGTGCTTGTAATAGCAGCTGTATTAGTTGTAGTGCCATCCATTACTGGTGGTGCTGGCGTTGCTGAAAATGTATCAGCATATGCAACCAATAATTCATTTGAAAGGCCAGTACCCCATGAAGAGCACTGAGCCACTTTTTCTAATAATTTTCTAGTACACATAGGTGTAGAACGTTAAAATAGGTTGTGATAAAATATTGGAGGAAACAGGAGGGCTATTCAACAAAATTGCCTTCTGAGTCAACCTCTTTAAAGATGGTTCCTAGCTTCAATAGTTCTTGAAGTGCTGCATCATCCATCTCTTTAATTGGGATACGGTTGACGTGGGCGATTTTAGAACCATACATTGTACCAGCAATTTTTACAGCAGTTATGCCTTTTTTCTGAAGACGTAAAATCAAGTTTTCCTCTTCAGCTTCTTCGCTAAGGGTCGCACTGTCGACGATGCGTTGCAACTGAGTATTTTCAGACTGTAAAGCAATGTTTTGCTTAGTGAGCTTTTCGACTTGTAAAGTCAACTCTGCAACTTTGTCTTCCAATTCGTTTACTTGTTGCTCAAATACTTCTTCAATACTTCCTGTTGATTGAGGTTCAGAGGCATTTTCTGATTGATTTTCAACAGTTGTTTCGATTACTGAATTGTCAGATTCTACTACGTTTTTTTCTGCAACATTAGCAGATGAATTATTTTGCTTTGCCATTTTTGCTTTTTGTTAGAATAATGAAAAAAAGGGCTGGACTATGAAGTCACAGCCCTATTCATAGATTTATAGGTGAGGTGTAGAGTAGGTGTAGCGTATTTACTAGGCTTAGTCAAGCTCGTTGACAGCCAACTCACGGTCGTTGATGATACCGCAACCAAATACACACTTGAAACCGATAGTTATCTTGTCGTGAAGGTCACCTTTCATTGTCATTTTTGACATAGTATCGCTCAAGCCTTGGTCATGTTGGTAAACAATGTTCTCTTTTGGAGTAACGATAATCATACGTGAGCTATCTGGCATCCAGTCGGCTTTCATGACACGGCATTTGTTGTTTGTGCCATGTAGGTAATAAATCTTATTACCATCAGCATCTTGGAAATAACCGCTTTCGCCATGATTACGACGGTTGTCTTCTTCAAACCACTGGAATACTGTGTCTGATACATAAGCTTGTACACCTTTGTTTCGAACAGCTTTAGGTAAGCCATTGAATACTTTTTTGATGCTTGCTTCTGTGTTACCAGATTGTGCGTTTGAATTCCAACCAGAACCAGCAGTCAATGTACCAGTGGACACGACGTTGATTAATGAATTGGCATCAGCACGCATTTCATCGATTTGCTTGAAGAAACCATCAATAATGCGAAGGTGCTTAGGTCCAGTAGTCAAAGACTTGTCGCCATACCAAAGAATATCAAAATAGATTTTCTCCAAAATTGTCTCAGCAATTTGAAACAAAGTCTGTTGCCAGTATGGAATATCACCTGCAGTGGTGTTGACAATTTCATCTTCGAATTTTTCGCGATAATCTTCTGGGTCAAAGTCGAATTCGTCGGTAGCGGCTTTTACTTCAAGATACTTTTCACTCCAAACCATTTTGTCTGCTGCAATCGAATCTGGATTTGATTTAGCATAAGGTTTTAAGTCTGGAGTAACAGTTAAGAAACGGTATCTTTTACGGTCTCTAACCTTTGAGTCAATCTTGAAATGGTCAGCTACTTGCAATTTCTGAAGTGCTGCCAAAATCAATTCTTTTGACACAGGACCCAAAGAGCGCTGTAATTGAGTGGTGTTTACAGTTGCCATGTTTTTTAATTAGGTGTAGATTATTAATTAGGTAGTAGAAAATGTTGGTAACAGTCGACTTACTTCTTCTTGCCAAAATTCATTGGCTTAGTTTTCAAAGTTTGACTTGAAGAGTCGGGGTTTTTAATACTGTTATCAATTTGATCCTCTTCCTCTGTATTTGGTTTTGGAGGTGCACCAGCAGCTTGCAACTGTTGTTTCAGATTTTCAATTTCAGTGTCTTTTTCCGACACTTTTGCTTGTAGGTCTGTAACCTTAGTTTGCTCTGCTGTCAGGTTGTTTTGAAGTTCGATAACCTTCGCATCGGCTGAGGCTTTTTGTGATACTTCACCTTTTAATTGAGTGATGCTTTGCTCAAGGTCAATTACCTTTTGCTCAGATACCTCTTTTGCTAAAAGTGCTTGCTGAAGTTCCTCAGCCTCCATTTCTTCAGTGACTTGAGTTACCTCAATGCCTGGCACTTTGGAAATAATTGCATGAGCTCTTTCAGTCATTAGCAGTTTTACTTTTTTAACTGGTTGTGACATTGTGTTAGATGATTGGGTTTGAAGTACGAGATATGCGATGGCCTCTTCATAACTCATAATGCCGTCGACAAGACCGCTATTGAGTTCGAGTGATTTGGAAGCTGCTACCTCCAAGCCGTCGAGGGCATCGGCTGATAATTGTGGACGATGAGAAGACGCAACATCCATGAAATTTTTATCGAGAGGGTTCAAAATGTTCTCCTTGATAAGTGTGGAGTCATTGTTATTTTCCATAGCACGGTGTCCGCCATGCTTTTGCCCAGATGTATCTGCATAGATATACTGGTAGTAATCATTTGCTTTACGGTACAAGAAGACAGTACCAATTGAGCCAACAATTACGTCGGGGCTGGTGACGTAGATGATGTCGGCAGCGGCAGCAATGTAGTAAGCGGCACTACCAACAGTACCTTTTCCCAAAGCCATTTTGGGTTTGGTTACCTCTGCGATTGCATTGGCAAATTCCCAAGTACCTGCGCTTTGTCCACCGCCTGAGTTAATGTAGAGGAGAATAGCTTTGACACGCTTATCAGCTTGAGCAGATTTAATCCATTGTGTCATTGTTTCGGTACCAGCAGACCAGCAGTAGTCTGACTGAATGATAGTACCAATGATTGGGAATACCAGTACACCATTGTCCAATAGTACAGGTACGTTATCGTATCTGTTACTATCTGCGAATTCAGTAGCATTTTCTATCTTAAAGAACTGTTCAGGTTTTTCGGCCTGTTCAAACTTGTTTTCAAGATATAACTGTGCTGCCTGATGTAGACCCTCAACATGTGAATTGCTCACATGCCACAAGCCCATAAACATCGCATTTACAATAGCGTTACTTTTCATTTTTTAGTGGTTAGGTTTAGATACCCTTCTCGTTATTAGTGGATACAAATTTTGTATCTAAGCAGAAAGTTTTCAAGGACGTTTTTTTGAGGTGTAGGCATGAAAAAACCTCCTGTGTTGGCAGGAGGTTTTTGGGGGATTATAAATTATAAATTATACAGAGGTATGAATGTCGTTTTGATATGCTCCACCCTCTCCAAAGAGACTATTATAATAAGAAAGGCTATCTGCATCTAATCTACTGTAACATTGCTCTGCACTTTCACCTATATTTTTTGCTACATCTAAATCTACAATGTGCATAAAATAAAGAATTTTACTGCTTGCGCCATTCAGTTCGAAATTACCGAACGGTCCTGCAGAACCAAACTTATAAAAACTAAAAACATTATCAGTGCCGCTTGGGCTACCTGTAGGTCCATTAAGACCTACTATAGAGCGTCTATTACCAAGTACATTTCCAGCAAATGTACTTTGGAATTTGTTGCCAGAAATACTATCTCTTTCAAAACTAACAAAGTAGTTTGAAGAATTTTGCCTTTTAATTAGAAAGTCAGAGGTTATGCTAGTTGTAGGCTTTCTCGTTATTTTTTCCCAGACTTCAATTAAAAATTTATGGCCACTTGTAACCATATAGTTAGCGATTAAATCTGGGATGTTTAAAATTAAATCGTTCCCGTTTTCTACATCGTTTTCTTGTGATATAATAACATGTAAGCCTTTTTTTGATGTAACTTCAGAGATGGATTTTCCTGTAATTAATGAATTTGTAACACTTAGAGATAATGTATTTTCATCTCCAGTATTCAAGATTTTGCTTGCTTGTTTCCAAGCTAAATTTCTTATTTTGGAATTGTTAGTAGGAACAGAACTGAATTTTTGCTCTGTATTTCCAAAATTTACCAGAAGTATTGATCCATTATTAGCAATCTTGTCCAATTTACTTTTGCCTAGATTACTATTTGAAATTGTGCCTGAAACTCTTATTCTATATCCCATATTACAATATTTTTTGAATTTTTTTTGAAATGAATTTTTTCGCCAATGTTTTACCTAGAAAAATTTGACCTTCTGTAGATGGATGCGTCGAATCCTCATAGTTTGGGTTTCCAACATATATATTAGTATTCCCATTTCCAATTGCATCTATTTGCTCGTGACCTATGTAACCAATTCCCTCGAAAATATCTTTTGTGTCAATGAATAATAAATTATTTTGACTTGCAATATCTGATAAGATGTATTGGTATTCATCCCATTTCGCATTTTCGAAAGCTCTAGGAAACCAGTTGCCAATTATAACTATTTCAGCATTAGGTTTTGCATTTTTAATCTTGTTGATTGTATTTTCAACTGCATTACGAAAATTAGCTGCACTATATGCGTCGCCTGTATCATTAAGTCCCCCTGCTAAAAATATATAATCAAAACTGTATGGAATTACATCTGTATCTACTCTGGTTTGAAAATTTGTTCTTCCATTTTGACCAGGATTAATATAACCTGTGCCTCCTAGTCCAGAAGCCCAACATTCAATACCTGTAATGTCTGAAAAAACTTGGACAAAACTGTTCCAGGCTTTAACCCCTGCAGGTTCTCCAAAGCTATCTGACATAAATACTGCTTTCTTTCTAGTTGAAATAGGTTTACTCAAGGAACTATTATCACTTATTTTAATTCCACCAAATTTGAAATTATCTGAGGTTTGTATTGTTATTTTTCTATTAGCCTTTCCACCATTGAATTGATATTTTTTGAAAAATAAATTACCTCCAGCAGGTGTTTCGAATTCATCAATAACTAGATTCCCTAATTTTATACGAGCTTTTCCTGAATTCCCGTAACAAAAAATTTCAAATTCATTTGCATTAATTAAGAAATCAATTGTAAATGAACATGTAAAATCAACTCCAGTCACATGATTTGAATGAGCAAATAAATTCGTTGGATATGAATTGCCCATCTGCACAATATTACCTGCGCTGTACAAGTATTTTTGACTTGTAATTGGATGATATAATGTGCCTGTAATATTAGAATTGCTAGAAATTTCAGAGATATAACAAATATCTTTTTTATCTCTCTGATTGTAGTACAAAGATTCTAATCTAACATCCTCTCTAAAAGCAAACTGTTTTTTTGTGTAAGTTTTAGTGAGCATTGTCAAAACATTATTAAGAAGTAAGATTTGATTTTCTGAATAATCTTCTTCTAAGTTCTTGAGTACTAACTTTCCACTTTCATTTGAAGTACTTTTCAGCTTACCATCAAAACCTAAAGCATATATGATATTATCATCATCATCAACAAACTCAATTATATTATCATTGAATTGAGGATTCAACGGCAATGGTGTTAGTAAAGAGTTTTGAACGGTTTGTTCTAGATCGCTTAGTTTTATCTTCTTTTCCTGAAAATCTATATCACAAACAAGTTTTCCATTCACAAATTGAAATAAAACTTGTTCTCCTACTTCAAAGCTTAGATCATAGCCAGAAAATTGAGAATTAAGCTCATCAACAAAATTAAATAAATCAATACTAATCGACTTAGCCTTTAGTTTGCTTGCAGGTAAAGTATTATCCTTTAGGGCAGCACCATCTATAGAGTTATTCTCTATAGTTTCTCCTATTTTTTTAGTTTTACAGAAATTTGATTTCCAACATACACAGATAGGTAATTACCTATCTGTGAAAGATTTTCACTACTTACGTATTCTTTTACTTGTATTTCAAAATCTAGCAGACAAAAATCTGAACCATTATCTTCCAAAAATAGAGATAACATAAAAAATCCTTCTGCTGTATTTTCATAAGAATTTTGACTGTCAAGAAAATCTTTTTTGATTGTTATTGTATTATTTAGAATTGTTATGCCGTTTGTGACGGTTAAAGTATCCAGCAAAACTCCATTTGAAGTAATATATGCTTTTACATTTTTACCTAAAAATGTAAATGGATTTTCCAATATGTCGAAAAAATCAACGTAGTATAGCCAAGTTTGACCCTTTTTTACGACTGTATTAACTTTTACAGGAACGTTATTTATGTCCATATCAAAATGCTTTTATAATAGTTAGGTAAAAATCTTTTCGAGTAGTATCATTCGGATAACAGCTTTGCCAATCTGATGCAGTAATATTTCCTGAGTAAGTATTGCCATTGATAACAACTCTCCATTTGCAGGCTTGTGGCTCAACTAAGTATGGTCGGCATGCTAATACACAGATATATCCATCATTAGTATATGCAATCCGAACGGGGAGACGGTTGGCGTTTTCACGAAGCTCTATACCATTGTGAGTTTGCCATGTAGCACCATTATCATAGCTAACTTCAGTTTTCCATCGTTGAAATTTCAGGTTTGGACGTAGACTTGCGAGACTTACATCCTGCCCACCTACATTTATTTTTCTGAAAATGTAGTTGATGGCACCCATTACACCATTATAGCCATCCATGTAGCTTCCTGGCACTGGCCCCAAATCCCAGATGTGCCAGTTGTAAACGCCAGAGAAAAACAAGTTTAGACCTCCCTCAAACATTAAGTGTCTTGGCAGATATCCACGACTTGAGCCTTTTTCATCTGGATTGAACAAAGTATGGTCTGACCAAACATAACCTGCAAGCTCACCAACTCCTCCAGCGTCTTGAACGCACTTGAACATCGATGAAACTTTTCTGCCCTGTAATTCACCAAAATACGCATCGGTTTCGGTGAGATGTATTGCTCTTGCTAGTACGTGTTGCACGTTATATCCCGTAGCTCCAGAGTCGTCATATTGATTACCAAAGTGCTTAACAATATGCTTTAGGTTGCCTTGAGCATCAAAAAGTTGCATGTTTTCATCTAAACCAGACTCAAATTTTCCTTCTAATGCTTCGCAACTTAAGAAGTTTTTAGTGTCCTTAATGTGCCAGTTACTTTGATCTCCTGATGGACCCGACATGCCAAAAAGTGTATTAATAGCTAATGATTGTCCATTAGCACTCAATATCATGGGATTACCTGTTGACTTTGGATAGTCATAAGTTCCGTCAGGTTTAGTTGGATAACGTGCCCAATTGAAATTACCATACGTGAAAAGTGGACTTAGATATATACCAATATTGAAGCCTGCTATACGATCACTCATTCCTTTCGAAAGAGCCCGCATTTTGTGACCATCAGTATCACTTCCACCAGTTACTTGCGCAATCTCTACATCGAGGCTTGAGCAAAATACATTTGCTCGACCATTTATTTGATCTCCTAGCCCAAAGTTTCCAACTCTACTATACCCATCATTATAGATATTAATCAAAGGCTGTGTGTCGTAATATTCAGTACTATTAGGATACTGGAAAAATCCTCTTCGAGTAGGAGGCACACGACTCACAAAAGTTTCGAAAGATTTATCTGGACACCCATTTTCCCATGCAATATTTGGCCAACGGTCTAAACATGGTTCAAGGTTATACTGATTATTTGAAGTCCATATACCTTTAAGTTGTTGGTCAATGTTTTGAAAGAAACTTTGAGGCATTTCGGTAGACACAAAAAACGTTGGTATGTCTCTGCCCAAATAGCTATCATATATTTGAGGAACCTGAACGTTTGGCCATAGCTCTGGCGAGAACTTATCGTTGTCTGTTTCCAAAGGAACATTCATCCATAGGTTAGTATAGGAGGATGTTGAACTCGGAATAGTATTGTCAGTAGGTGTGGTGCTGCCACCTGATGGTGCTGTATAGGCAAAACTCAAGATATCTGTTCCAACACAGCTTTGGGCAGTAAGTCTCATATTATAAGTGCCTGTAGCAAGCCCCGAAACATCCGCTGAGATATAGCCAGAAGTTGGTACAATGTTACCAGTTTTTAGAACCGTTCCTCCCGAATTAAGTACATCATATTTGAGACTATAAGCATTACAACTTCTGAACGACATATCCAGTACGGTAGTACTTGTTCGTTGTCGCACATATTCGAGCTTGAAGTCAGGCGTACCACACCCACAATAATTAGTAGGTATAGTGGTATCCGTTAGGTTTTTTTGAACTAATGCAATATTGGCAACCTCAGCCGTTTGTTTGATTTTGGCGACAGGGTTGATAATGTTTGGTCTGCGTGTACTCCAACCTTGGAATATATTATTATTTGTATAAAGCGCTTTGAAGCCCGTTGCTTTTGCACTTTTGGTATAATAAACGGTAAGCCCTACGTCTGTTACATCGAGCTTGATTGTACAGGGTATTGTAACTTTTGCTTGGGAGTAAATAATATTGGCAGTACTGTTGTTGGCGTTCCTAAAAGTAATTTTCAGAGAGTCGTTTACTAATAAAACGTGTACCGCTGCCAACTTGCCATCTTGCTTGTTAGATCCCGTAGCGTTTTCGTTTCGGATGCTAATTCCAACGCCTGTTTTCTTGTCTGAGACCTTTTTGAAGTAGGCAGAATAAAAATAATTGCTCGGAACGTTATTTTTATAACGGTTGAACTGTACGTTGTCCAGATTTGGACTCAAAGTGCCGCTGCCTTGTAGGACTACATTGGTGTTGTCTTTTACGATAGTTTGGGCAGGGGTCTTAAAAAATAATAGTGTGAGTAGAACAAAAATAAGATTTTTCATAGGTCATGAAGTTGTTATTTCTTCTTGATTTGGATTGGTTAGGTTGATTAATCGATAATCGTAATCCTGTTTGTAGAACTTGTGTTGTGCAAAAACATAGTATTGCCCAGGCGTAAGTGTACCACCTTGGAGTAACTTGGCCTGATTGATGTCGGATGTGTGGCCAAATAATAGGTTGTAGTTTACGGACTCCTTCCAGAGTTCGATTTGTAGGTTGTAGAGTACATTGTTATTATTGAGTTGAGTAGTGGCGCTTACATTTTTGATAATTCCATCATCAAACAGGTTTCTGGTTAGTTTCTTCTTCGGAAACTTCAAGGCATCGTTATAGCCTGATAGCAATAAGTACGGTGTACTATCGCTCAAGGCGTTGGTATCAATAGTCAGGCTTTCAGTGATCAGATTATTGCTTTTGTTGATAACCTCTACCGTGTAGATGCCCTTAGTCACGGCCGTAAACTTTGGCTGAGTGCTTGTACGAATTAACTCTTTGGCTTGGTTGTAAAGATTGTACTGGAATAAGTTGATATCGCAGTAATCAAACAATTGTACGTACAACTCTGAACTTGGTACATTGATACTGTAATAAACCAATTTGGCTCTTACGGTTTGTAACACTGGTTTTTTGTTGAAAAAAGCCCATTTATCCTTATGGTTTTCAAATACTAGTTCGTACCTAACAGCGCCTGTACGGGTGATTTCAGTGGTTTTTTTGACACTAGAACAGGTCATGCAGTGGAAAACCTGAGTAATTTGGTTTTCGTCTGTAAACTCCAATGAAAATGACTGATTGATTAGCTTACGCTTGACTTCTGCCAAAAATTTGTGAGCAGGATAGGCACTATCAACGTTTACTGTGATTTTGGCTAAATCTGGTTGCAATTCATAAGAAGCATTAACGGTTACGTCTTGCCAATCAAATATCCAATTGGCTCCATAGGCAAATAAAAGGCTATCGTCGTACATTTTATTACGAAGTACGTCGTCGGTGTAGATAGCTCTTAATTGTTTTACGCTGCCAATATTTGTGTTTTTACACAGGATATCTTTCATGTCTGTTTAAATTTTTGGTGTAGCCCTTTCGACGGTGCCATGCTTTCTTCAAATTTACAGAAGGAAGAAGGTCTTCGTCAAGGTTGTATTTTTGGTAAAAATCTGCAATTGAAACACCCAAAAACTTCTTAATACCAAGATTTTGATGTAGGCGTGTATTTTCGGCAAAAGAATCCCACATCTTCTTTTTAAGAAAATTGAGAAAGTTGTTGATTACCTCTGGGTCGTTTTTGATTTTTTCAAAATCATCCTTTTGAAGTACCGTTCTGGTATGGTAAGGTATATCAACTCTTTTTTCTTGCATTTATTAATAATTGTTGTCTTACGCCGATATTTGTTTTTAAGCTTTGGAGGTATATTACTTATTGGTTGTACATTTTCTATTTCACTAGATTTGAACTCAATCATAGCTAAAGAGATAAAAACATTAATGATTACATAGTTTGTAATCATTTTCTTGTCATTTATCAAATTTTCAGCTTTTAAATAGTTAAATAGATACTTTGGTGCTTTTATTTCTGCTCTCATGGACAAGGACAAAAATTTTTACAAAACATGGCAAAAAGCATAAATTTTCTTTAAAAAATATAACACTTTCTTAGTTTTGTGAAAATGTTTTTTTAGTGGTATGTGATGGTAAAAGCTAGATTTTTTCAGCATTAATAAGCAAGTAGTATAACGCAGAATTCCTTGGGTTTTTTTGGAGTAAGCTAACTGCTTTTTGATGCAATAGTTCATGAATGCATCATAGAGATGATAATCTAAATGAAATCTGCGAGCTTTTATAGTTTCGACAATTACAGAATTGTGGGTAACTGTACGAATTATAATTTCCACTTCATCATTAGGTTTTGTTGTTGGTGGTTCAATGTTAAATTCTAAAAGGTGAATTTTATCAGAATCTATAATGTATGTACCTCCATCTGCCAGTGGTATTTTGATTCTTTTAGGAATGAGTTTCATTCTAGTAAATGGCTTAAAAATTCTTGGTTTTGATTGGTTGTGAAGCGATTCCTTATTAAGTATTCTTTTCTATCTAATATTTGATGCTTTAAAATATTGTCTTTGCAAGCGTTTTCGAATGACTCATAAAGTTCAAAGTCTCCTTGAAATCTTTTTACATGTATTATCTCTACATAAACTTTAAATGGATGAATAAATGAAATTTGTAAATCGATTTGATTTCGAATTCCCGTAGGTAAAGGTGTTAGCTTAGTAAGAAATATTCCTTTTACTTCTAACACATGATACTGACCATCTAGTAATGGTATTTTTATTCTTTTGAGTATTAATCTAGACATAACTTTTCCAAAGAAATAAGGGGATTTTTTTACAAGAGTTGCAAGCATTTTCAAACAATCTGTATAGTTGAATATCACCATTGAAACGTTTAATTTCAAAATCCTGCTGTTCTATATGGGTTATATGAGGTATTCTGATTGATATGTAAAGTGGTTCTGGTTTAGAGCTAAACCGCATATCGATTTTAGAATATTTATAATCCTTAACATTTAAAATTATAGTTTTCCCATTTGTTAATGGTATTTTGATTGATTTGAGTCTCATTTATTTTTCTTACATTTACACTGTTTTACAAATCATCTATACCTATGAAAAATTACCATAACTCCTTAGCTCCCATTCTTTTAGTTTGCGCTGTAGCTTCCTTATTTTTCTTGTTTCTGTTTGACTGTTGTAGCGGAAAAGTATATCAAGAAAAGTGTCAAATTGTTTATGCTGATTATAGACCTGCATGGAATGAAATTGTAACATCTACTGATAAAAAAGGCAATGTTTCGCATAGCCTAAAGCGTCATGCAGCTAAGTATTATTTGGGCATTGAGACCATAGGTGGCTACAGAGCTAAGGTAGATGTCGATGCTTTTACTTACGCTGAGTTCCAAAAGAAAGAAGCTGCTGTGTACCGCTGCCGAATTGGCAAGTGGTCAAAGATTCACTACTTTGAGAATGTAGAGTAATCTAATAATCAGATCCAGAAGAATTATTATTATCAGAGCAACCAGAGTCATACGATACTGAATCACTTGGACTACTTGGGTAGTCGTGCGAGTGTGAATCGCCAGTATGATGATGGTGGTGCCAATGGCTGTTATCTACTGTATCAGAATGATGGCGATGTGTATGATGTTGTTCTTGCTCTTGGTTTTGAACTGGAGCACTTTCTTCATGATTTTGTCCATAAAAAAACGGACTTGTTGGACTCAGAGGATTGTAGTGGTCATTGTCGTTACTCGATGGGAAATCAAAACCTCTGTAGGCGCTTGAATACCCACCAATTGTTGCACCACTAGAAATAGTTTTCTTTGGTTCTTTTTTAGTCTCCTTTGGGCTTTGCTCCTTGAAGCCAAATAGTTTTTTTAGCCAGTTCATAAGAATATTAGAGAAAGGATTGTAGTGGTTAGGTAAGTACTATGTAAAAATATAAAAAATGTATGATAATAAGATAATCTTATCATCTTATTATCGGATAATAATTTCGTAATATTGTCTTATCGACGTATTTCATTTCAATTAAATTCATTATTCTATGAATCTGCTATCATGTGACCATTTACATCCAATACCAATGAGAAACTATTTGCAGGAATCAATGCACATGGTTTTTAATAATTGGGAGTCTTTTAAAAAGGAGTTTCCCTTGCAATTTTTTGACCATAATCTAATCTATCGATTTGATTTTTATGAGTTAACAAAACTCCATAAAGATGAGGAAGGCTTATGGCATACAATCTTATTAGATGGTAGATTAGATGAAGTTGGAGAGTATGAGCAATTTTTGATTTCGGAACGAGGATTTGTAGAAGGTATAAATTTGCAACTGAGTATGATTCAGCAAAGAAAAGGCAACTTTATGCCCATATTTATCAGTAATATTCAGAAAGATGAACTGGATGATATTGAACAATATTTAAAAAAACACTTTGATTATATTCTTGAGATTTGGAAGCCTTTCAAACCATAAAGCTTTATTTGGCTTTGAATTTATGTGGGACAAAAATAAATTGTTTTATCCGATAATAAGATAATCATATTGTATTATTGTCTTATTATCGGATAATATATTTTGTTTTTATATGATTGATAATGTGAGCTTTATTGCGATACCCTTCGTATCAACATAGATGTTTTTTGAGATTCAGGATTGATTTTTACTTCATGTAAAACCCAAGGCACGTTGTCGGCCAGTAAAATAGTATCCCACTGGATTTCGTATAAGACCTGACGTGGTAAAATACAGCTAACATTGCATTCGATAGTATTTTGAAATTGCTTGATGTAGGATTCCCACAGTTTTTTGTATAGTCCATTATCTCCTTGGATAAATAGGCTTTGTCCTGATTTTTCGTTGGACATAGTTTGTGTGGATCCTGTTCGCGAATAAAAAAGGACTCTACTCTTTATATCTTCTTTACTCATATCAAACATTGCAGAGCGCCCAGACTGCCAAACTGATAACTCACCACTAGGTGCTGCAGGATTAATGATGCCAGAACCACCGTTATAGCTCCAGTCCCATGATGATTGGTAACTACCATGTGGATTGATACGCTGAGGGTTGGATGAGTCTACTTCTGAGTATTCGGACTGTTGAACCATTGGCACAAAGGCAATTGTAATGTTGGTTACATTTTCCTGCCCATCGAGTGGGCGTTCCTCAAACTTTGTGTTTTCAAAAGAAGGCTCGTCGGAGTTAGTAATATTCCATTTGAAAGCATACTTCTGTTGAACAGTAGGGTTGTTGGGACCTTCGGTGATGTAGGAATCAATATTTATCTTTTTGGCAGTGCTTAAATTAATTGTCCTATATCTGATTGATGCTACTTTGGTCATCGAATTAAAGTCAACCATTACATTCATAAAATCCTGTAGATAGTTGATAAACTCCTGAGCTGTCCAATCTGGCAAATAATCGGCATAAGTGATAATATTGTTATGCAGGATAAATGGCTTAGAGGTTGAAGGATGTTGTTTATCTGTACTAACCAATGTTAGCCAAAGAACATCTTTCCATACTGAATTTGTCCAGAAAGAAGAATCAACGGTGTATCCAAGGAGTTGGCAAAGTTTCTCAAAAATCCACTGTAATCTAAAAGCAGGACAAAACGTATAAACATTTAGGTCAGTGTCGGACGAATAGAAAAAGCTAGAACCTTGTTTGAGGTTGATATACCCGTTAAAGTCGCCATTGCCATCCCCATAGAAGTTTGGTGCATATACAGTGGGTAATTCGTAGGGTTTTGTCCATGTATTTCCCAAAGCATTGTTAAAGTACCCATTAAGGCTTGGATAAGTAAGCCTTGTAAAGTTGTAGGTAATTGTAAATTCGGTGGATCCAGGGCGTGGTCTACCAACACCACCCGTTGGTAAAGGATGCACTATAATTTTGGCAGTAATAGTAAAGTTACCGTCGGGTACACGTACAACCCACTCGGTTTCGTATCTCTCAATTTTTGAATTAGGGTAAAGAGAGCTAGGGGCATCATTATAGGCATCAATCATTTCCTGAATAAAATCAGTACCATCATATACGGCTGAAGCAGAATAATTAAAATCTTTTTCGAGTACTTTATCGGTATTAATAAATAACTGAAAAGTAGTAAAGTTACTACCAATATAGTCCGATAATGAGTATAGTGTTGATGAGCTGGTACGTGTACCAATTACATCATAAATATTGAGCTTGTAGAAAATTGTATTTGCATTGGTCGTTGCAATTACATCATTTCCAAAATCAAACTTAGCCAACTTTTGAGTCCACAGACTTAACGGAATATTTCCCGGGGCGGTCGACAAATCAACAGAGTAATACTGGCGTGCAGCATTTTTGATATTGCCAGTACCTGCGTAGAGTAGGATATTACCATCGAGAATCATAGAGGTAAAGCTACTTGGCGCGCTGGCGATGTTTCGGAGATGTGGATATCCTAAAGCCTTCTGAAGTTCGGGTGTAGCTGGCAACTCAAAACTAAGCGCATACTCACCCTTGACCTCCAGACTAGTCAAGGGTGAGGTTTTTACTATTTCGCAGTCAGAAAGTGCCTTGATGGCAATTTCGTTGTCGTTTACGATAAATTTCATCGGTTTATACTGGAGATATAAAATTCTAAGGTTGGGTTGTCGTACTGGTTTGTAGAAGTGTAACTTTCTAAGCTGCTAAAGCTTTTGTTGAGTAAAACAAACTGCTGATCCTGTATCATATAGATATCGTCAGAAAAAGCCAAATCCTGTATGATAGCCTTGCTATGCTGAGAGTTATGTTTGCCAAGGGTGATACTAAAGCTATCTCTTACCTCAGAGTCGAGCGTAAAGGTCTTATTTTTGATTTGAGCTGTTTCGGACTTGACATCTACTTTGTCCTTGCGTTCGCCTTCGAGCCTGACTGTTTCCCAAACACCAAAGATGTTTTGGAAACAAAGCATTACTTCATCGAGTGGAGTATTATAGTCGATAATCAAACGTTTTTGTTCAAAAGTTTGCGTATCAGATACCCAGAACAAATCAATATGTTCGACTTCCTGATAACCATCATAGAAATCTAAAAGATGGCTTGGAGAAAAGGAATAAAAATAGATTTTGTTGAGTACGACAGAGGCATAATCATCATGCAAATAAACAGGATCGGTGTAAAAGTCACGACCTCCAAAGCGAGCATAGAGTTTTATGCCTGTTGGAAGATTGTCCCATGTAGTAGCAAAATGATAGAAAATTGGCTGAGTTAGGCTTACAATCTCCGAGTTTTTACGATTGGACAAAAATTGTCCAGAAAAGTAATTTTTGATGTAGTTTTGGCCAAAAAGCTCAAAATACTGCTGCGGTATTTTGCCATTATGCACCATTAAGGTAGTTTTTGAGGCAAAAACTGTGGATGATAGTGCAGCGGTAAGCACCTCAATAGATTTCACCAAATCGGTAGTATGAAAGCCAAATTCAGTAGGTAATGTTGGAAGAGCCTGTTTGAATATCGGATTATTGACCAAAATACTCGACAAGTCAAAAGTATAGTTGCCATTGATGACAAATGCCATCAATGGCGCATTGGCGTTTAGATCGGTAGCACCAAATTTAATCAAAGCCTTTTTGAAATTATTTGAGCCATCGTACGCTTCGGTGTAGAATAGCTCATTTTTTGCAAAGTTTATCATTTAGCCAAAGCGTTTTTTTTCGTTTTAGAATTCTCATCCAATATTTTAAAAATTTCCTCAGCATCACGAGACTGGAAGAGTAGTTTTGCCATAATGCCGCTTTCAATTGTAGTTTTGAGGGAATCTAATACCTCCTGTTGTTTGGTAATTACATCAACTAGCTCCTTGTTAGCGTTGAAATTTGGATTTTGTAAATAGTCAAAGTTCATAGGAGTAGGAGAGCCTCCTTGGAAATAACTATTAATCCGCTTGGCTTCTACAACTCTTTCGATAGGCTTCCACCAGTCTTGTTGTCGGATGTTTTTAGGCACGACATACTCGTTGGGGTGTAGGATTGATAAAAATCCATTCTTACCATCGTTTACCCTTGTTTTGTCATTGCCTTCCCCAGTGTCACCACCCCAAAAATACTCTGGTATAGGTAAAGCAGCTAACTTTTGTACTTGGTCTAAAGACAATGCTGTTTGAATTGCTACCAGTGGAATATTGAAAGGATAAGGCACCGATGACATAGTTTGTAAAACAGATTGAATAGCCTGTTGAGTAGCTTTAATCACATTGGCATCATGCTCACTTTGCGCCTGACGATTTTTGATAGCCCTTTGTTTCTTCTCGTATTCTTTATCAGCTTTTTCTATTTCAGCATCATATTTCTTCTTGGTTATAAGACCAGATTCATATTGCTGCTTAAGAGAGTTTACCTTCCTGTTTTTGGCATTATCAGCATTTATTTGCTCAGCTTGATTATCGAGGTTTCGACTTTCGGCTAATGAGTTAGTGATATTGGAATAAGCCTGAATAGCTAAACTAGCGATATCCATCCACATGCCCTTTTCTAACTCCCTACGACGTAAGGCATACTTACGATGGATTTCTTCAGTAGAAGCGCCAATTTTAACAGCATTTTCAAGCTCTGCATGATACTCGAAGTTGAGCATGGCTACTTGAGCATCATGATGCTTGAAAATATTGCGTTTTGTTTGTTCAAGGTCGTTTTCGAGGCTTTGGCGAGTAGCGTTGATATACTTATTGCGTTTACGTACAAAGTATTCATCCCAAGCATTCTCGGATTGCTCCATGTAGGACTTTTCAATTGCCAATTTCTCCTCTTCAGTAAGCTCTTTGTTACGGAGTTCTTTTGACCATTGGAAATTGAGCAAATTGATGCGTTCCATCAATACCCCAAAGTCATCACCAACACGTTCCTTTTGTTTGATTCGTGCGTTTATTTCTTGCTCATACAGACGGTCAGTAACAGCCAAAATCTTTTTGGCAGACTCCTCAGCTTTTAATTCATCTTCACGACGAGACTTTTCTTTAAGGTCTTCAATTTGTCTTTCCGCAGCCTTGTATGTACTTACTCGAAAGTCCTCCAGTAATCGATCGTGGTCTTGCTGAGATACTTTAGCCTTTTTGAGTTCACGGTCTTTTTCGGCTACTTTCATACTAGCCTCTAAGCGGATATTTGATTCATTGCGCTCAAGTTCATCCTTGATAGCCTCCGAGTCCATTTTTGCAATTTCTTCGAGAGCTTTGAACTCAGCGTCAAGTCTTACTTCACGTTCACGAGCTAGTTTTTTGGCTAATTCATCAGCAGTAGCATCACGTTGCATTTTGGCTAATTGAGCTTCACGCTTGATGCGTTCCTTTTCAAGTTCAGTTTGTTTGTTTTTATCTTTTTCTTCATTTTTAGGAGTAACAAGATTTTCACCTTTTAGCACTTTTAATGTTTCTTCAGCTCCTTTTATACCATTATTTAGTGCTTGTAAAGATGATTGAAGTTTATTGAACTCCTCTTCAGAAATATATTCCTTTGTCATTTTGAAATACTTATTCTGCACTCCAAATAAATATCTTTCAGTCGCTTTTCTTCTGCCATCCGCTGTACGCTCAAATTTGGCAGATTGCTCAACAAGAGATTGCTCACGTTTCATTCTTAAGATATCATTCTCAGTTTCTTGAATTGCAATCCTGTTGGTATATTGTAAAATGAGTTTTTGTTGTTCGATATAGTCTTTTGCAATGGTAGTATTAATGCCTAAAGTTTGCCCATATTTATCCATCCCTTCCTTGGCATTAGGAACAATAATTCCAATTTGCTCAATGATATCCCTTAACTCCTTTTGTTGCTCTTTAGTTGGTTTAGTGATTTTACTTAACTCCTCATACCTTGTTAAAAGCCCAGGAAGAGAATCATTTAGTTGAATAACTTTTTGTTTTTGTTCTTCAAATACTTGAGTAGCTGATTTAGCAGGACTTACCATTTCTGTAAGACCTTTTAAAAGAGATTTTAAAGAAGGCTCAATTTTTTTAAAAGCATTTTCATACCAATCATTCAATGTGTTTTTAAATCGAACCCACCAACCTAAAGCAGCTTCAGATGCTTTAGTTGTTGCGCCCATCACACCCTCAACATTGCCTAAAGAAATCAAGTATTTTGATATAGCTAAGGCATTGTTGTCAACCTCCGTTCTTATTCCTTTAAATGTATATACAACCTTACTTCCTTGTACTTGAGCATTAATGCCAAACTCTTTTAAGCGTTCATTTTCATTTTGCTGACTATCGGCAATTGCTTCTACATAATCAGAAACTGATTTGTTTGATGATTTTGCCATGTCAGAGAGTGATATCATAGTATCCATTGTTGGAATGATACCAATATCCGACATTCGCTTGAATGCCATTGTGGCATTTTCGAGGTCAGTTCCTGTTTTAGTTGCAAATTCTCGAATGATTTTTTGAGCTTCAGCAGTTGCAGCTTTACTATTGTTGAGAGTAGTGAGTAATAGGTTATTGAGTGATTCACGCTTAGTACCAACCTCCCAAATTTTTTCAAAAGCGTCTTTTAAAAACTTTAAAGCACCAACGATGGCCATCACACGATAAAACATAGCAGAAAGCCCAGCTAATGTACCGCCTAAGCCTCCTTCACTGATAATATTGCCATAGCCATTTCTACGACCAGATGCTTGAGTACGTGACTCAAGTTCCTTTTCAATCTGCTCTTTTCTTTTGAGTTGCTCAATATACTCTTTTGTACCAAATGTCATTAACCTTAATGCATTGGTAATTTGCTTGTATTCTTGCTCCAAGCTGTCGGCAGTACGAAGGCTATCTTTTTCAGATTTCCTAAGCATGTCAAGTTCTTTTGAAGCTTCTGAAATTTTATTTGATAGTTCAGATAATTGCTTTTCTTTGGCAGAGTACGCCTCATTTCCTGAAAGAACAGTCTTCTTTAACTCTTCCAGTTTTTTACGTTCAACATTAGCAGCTTCAGAATTTTTGCCATGTTCTCTTACAACCTCATTTAGTGTCTTTTTTGCTTGCTTATAGGCATCATCATTCTTTAAAATTTCCTTTTCCATGCCCTGCATTTCCTTTTTTAAATCAAGAAATGAATGGTTTAGGTCAGAAATTTTATTTTCGAGTAAACCTATTTTATTGATAACATTTTGTAATTCAATATCAATTCGAAGTTGAATTTGGTCAGCTCGTAGTGCCATTATTTTTATTGATTAGGTCTAGAATATTTGTAGAAACTGTACGGCCAAGTACGTTTATGCCAACTCTTAGGAATCGGTTATACATATCATACATTGGTCTATTTATAAGTTTAAATTTTCTTCTTTTTTTAACTCTTTGGTCAGGTCTAGGTGGATAATGTCGTTTACCTTTTTGATAGTATCTACCAAAACCAGCATCGCGAATACGAATAGAATCATCGGAAATAACCTCAACCAAAATACTTGTATTTGATGAGGTTATTCGAACATTTGCAGGGTCTTTGGTTTTTGACCTTTTTATGATGTTTTTGTATTTAACACGAGTCTTTACTCTTTCTTCAAGGCGTGTACCTTCACCTTCAAGGTATTGAAGTAGTGGGTTTTTGATCTCCATGATACAAAATATGTTGTAGTGATGGAGTATTTCAAGGACGTTTTTTCAAACAAAAAGGCCATCCAATCTGGATGGCCTCAGGTTAATAATTCCAAGTTAAGCACTCAATTTTTTTCTTGGTAGCTTTCCGTCTACCATCTACAGCTAGGGTTTTCTCAATATCTTTTGATTTCCATCCGAATTTTTTGCGATACTCCATCAAAATTGGCTCAGGATAAGAACTCAGTAAGAATTTACCCTTTAGATTAGCACAAGCATCAAGTAAATTCTTAAAGTCATCAAGCGTATATCCTCCATAGTGGCCTTGGTTTGCAGAAACATACGGAGGGTCAAAGTAGAAAAATGCATCGGGTGAGTCGTAGGCTTTTACAACTTTTAAAACGTCGTAGTTTTCGATGGTGACCCGCTTCATGCGCTGCTGGAAAAGCTCAGTGAATTTCTCCTTTTTGTTGCCAATCTTGAGAGCAACTTTGCCTAATTTGTCATAGCCAAATCCAGCCCCAATCATACAGCTAAAGCTCATGTTTGTTTGCATCCATACCGACCAAGCAGCTTGAATTTTGTCTTTGTCAATACATTCTTCATCTTCATAAACGTTTAAAGATTCACGATGCTGAAGTCTCGAATGAAAAGACTCGTCAATTTTTTCTTTTAAGCTTTCAAAGTCGTATTTTAGTACTTTGTAAAAGTTGATAAGATTACTATTAGTATCATTGACAACTTCAGCTTTGGATTGTGGCTTGCCAAAAAATACGGCACCACCGCCAAAGAAAGGCTCAACGTAAGTGTGATGTTCTGGAATCAGGGGAAGGATTTCAGATAGGAGTGTCTGCTTACCTCCGTAATAGGAGATAGGAGTTTTTAAAAGTGGTTTAGTCATTTTATTAATAGGTTGTAGTATTAAACTTCTACAAAGAAACTGCAAAAGCGTTATAAAAATAACGCTTTTGCATAAAAAATATTATCTCAAGAGGGGCGACACCTCCAAAACGTCTTAGTATGGACCATTTAATTTCTCTGAAAGTGCAAGGTGCTAAAGCATTCGAAGAATGTGAAAAGACAAAAGATAGATGGAGAAGGTATAAGATGCCTTCCCACATGAGAGCAGGTTTTCTGTTTCCTTACTTTATCACTGAAACAGTGATATATGTTTTGAGTATGCCATCAACTGTAAATCCTAAAGTTCACTACAGAGGATTTACATTAGATGAAGGAAAAGAAGTTTCAAGTCTATAAAGAAGGAAATGAAACGTTTATCAAATTCATTACTCAAGATATAGTATTTAAGGTTTATGAAAGTTCATCATACGATGAATTTAAAACACTAATTGATGGTAAGCCAATTTATGTGTTACCTAATCAATTACTTGGGTTTGAGGTTATTGAAAACAAAGAATTTGTAACAGAAAGAGTAATAAAACGGCTTTTAAGCTGGTATTTTTACTCGTTTTTGCAAAAGGGGAGATAAAAAAGACACACAATTAATAGTGTGTTTTTTCATAACTCCCTGTACGTCAACGGAATCTCCCTTTTTGAAGGGGAGATTCTTTTTTTATTTCTTCCGAACTCCGTTTCACGCAGTAGGTCGGGTTGCAATTGCAACGGGGCTTGCGCTTGATATATGATCGGGGTGGCCCCGTCCTGGCCTATTTGTAGACCAAAAAAAAAGCGTTCGGCAGGGCTGAACGCTTTTATAAATTCTAAACAAAATAATAATTGATATTTTTGAAAAATGGATCGATCCTTAGAAAAATTAGGGAAGAGCAAAACCGAGCTTACAAATAAGCTCGGTAAAATTAATTCTTAAAGATTATTTTTTTATTAGCTTTTGAAAGTATTTCAATACGCTAGGTTTGACAAATTTTTCAAATGATTTGATATTTGCTGAAATAGTGTTCACTTGTTCAAATTTTGAAAATTGAAATAGATTGTCTAAAAATACAATCCAATTTTCAACGTGGGTATAATTAGTTGTAGAATTTTGATGGCTAAAACAAATTGTACCTAAATGAATTTTGTTAGGGAAATTCAATTTGTGATTTTGATTAGGTCCTACAATTGATAATTTTTGGGTATCATTACCTATTTGTAATAAAGCGTTTTCGTAGCTTATTAAGCTTTTGCAATAAGGGTTTTCATCTAAGCGTCTACAAGGCTTATGAAATTTGTCTATAACATTTTCATAACGAATATAGTTAATGACAGCATTGTGTAGATGATTTGGATCTGTGAAAGCTGTTAGAAAATGAATATGAATACTACAATAATCATTAGTTTTCATTCTTAATTTTTTCAGACAATCTAATACAATTTTGATTTGATTAAGCCCTTCTATGCCTTTGATTATAGGGCTTTTGACCTCAAATGATTTGTATTCTACAATTGATTTGTTATCTATTACATTCCAAAATGTTAGCTCTTGTGCCAAATTTGAGGGCTTATTAACGCTTAATCCAGCATCAATTAAGCTTTTATATATTTCGTCCTTATTAACCCCAAATCCTTCAATTCTAAAGATGAATTTAACATCAAAATCTTTTATTGAAAATTTGATTAAATCGGCTTTTTCAGGCCAATATTTTAAGAAAATTTTTTTCACTAAACTAATGCTACTATTAGTTAATTGAGCTACCTCTAAAAAGCTTAATTCTAGCGATAATAATTGTCTTATCTGAACGTTTTTCGTGATTTTTTGATTTGCTAAAACATCATTGATTTGCGTTTGTCTTTGTGCTGTATTCATCTTGTTATCAATTAGTTATTTTGTTTTTTACGTTGCAAACATAAGCTCGTTACTTTCGATAGTCAAGTCAATTTCGAAAAAAATACCGTTTATTTTTAAATTTATATTTTTGGGTATTTTAATAATTGGTATAAGAAAAAAGCACAAATATAAATCTAATTATATAGGATTATACCTATCTAGCCAGCTGTACCGCTAAACATACGTTTAACGGGAAAGTGCGAAATATCACTTTCCAGATTTCAGGATCCAGATTTTTGAAAAGTTCGGGATAGTTTCGGGATAGTAGAGGGATAGTTTCGGGATAGTTATAAGCTCAATTATTGATTTATGTTAAGAAAATAAAAAAACTTTAAAAATTTATTTGTCTCAATTTGCGACAAATAAAAAAAGGTGTTAACTTTGGTACATAATAAAACAGCGGCACCCGAAAAGCTGAGAGAGAGAGTAGGGATTAATCACCTGACTGGGTGTAAACAGTAAAAAAATGAAAAATTTCATAAAAGTATCGGAAGCTCCAAAAACGAAAATTAAACTAAGAAAAGCTATCGAAAACGGACAAATTGCCGTTTATGAAAATAATGACAATGAGGACAATGTATTTAGAAAGCTAGACGACGTAGATAATATCTTGCGTCTATGGCAAGGCTTCAATTACGCTCCTAAATATCAAGGCGATTCTAACGACGCTATAGCCTATTTAGGTACGTCGTTCAACTACAAATTCTCATTTGTAACAAAATAATTTAAAAAAACAGCGGCACCCGAAAAGCTAAGAGAGAGTAGGGCAACAACTTTTCTAATATCTAATACTATATCACAGAAAAATAATTGCAATTTTAATCGTACCAGGGGCATATTGCCCCAGAGGAATTTTTCAACAAAAACCACCTAGCTCGGTGCAAAGAGCCAACAAAATGAATCTACTTAGCATTATCCTTAGAGGTCTTTTGTACCTCCTGCCTATTGTTTTTTTGCCCTCTGCTATCAAGCCTCTTAGAGTTCGAGGTATTGTAAGCTGGATTGCTTACTCACAGAAGGTGCCAAAAAGTAAGATAGTTTTAGTTCGGAACTCATTGCATAGTTTCGAGCTGTATTGCGAAAATAAGCCTACTGGATACTACTTTCGAATTGATAAGAACCAAGTAACCATATAAGCAACAATGTCCACTATGCCGTTCGAAACGACCTTGTGGACATTAGCTTTTCTAACAGCTGACACAAAGATGAAAAAAATTTCTCAAAAGGAGCTTGAACGCTCCGAAAGAATTTGCCAGTTTCTTCGCGATAATCCGATAATTTCAGTTTCGGAGGTTGAGCGAAAAGCTAATATGCAACGAACTATGTTGCAAAAAGCCGTAGTAGGTAAACTCAAAAATATCGCAACAAAGTACCTGAGCGATATTGAGGATATTTTGAAGCCATACGGCTTCAAAGTAGTTCATAGTCCTTACACTTACATGCAGGACCTGAAAAGAATGCTTGAGCATCATTACGAAATTTGGCAAGCTGTACGGGATTACGGTGAGCCTAGCGAGGAAGACTTAGAGTATCTTCAGTTTGTTGACCAGCTTGAAGAAACTATAAGGAAATCAAAATTCTATTGGCAACCTAAGTTGAAAGAGGATGCCAGCGGGGAATTTGAAAGAGACCCCGAAACTGGGGATTTCTTTCTGGATCCAGAGCACGAAAAAACTCGACCAGAAGGCGTATAGAAAAGCAAAAGGCACTCGAATTGAGTGCCTTTTTGCTTTGCGTTGTAACAACGTCTTCGTTCCAATGAGCGATTTTAATCGGGTTTTCACCGAACCAGATGGCTACCTTGCGAAACTGTTTCAAATGTAGTAGCTATTTTGTTTAGAATCAATATAAATTATAAAATATCTAAAAAATAATGTTATACAAATTTGTATAACATATAGGAATTTATTAATTTTAACTCATCAAATAACAACGCTTTTAGCCCGTCGCCGAGGTGTTACATCGGGAGTACAAAATGACTTCAGTATTGATGACTATCGAAAACATGATTATGCTTGCCAATCACACTGACTTCGACACTACTATGGTGTTGGATGAAGCGAAAGATGGTGCAATTTTCCGTCTTTTTTCAGACGGTAAGTTTGCTCAAGCACTGAGCGGTGGCGGTGCCACTGGTACATGGGATGGACTAGAATGGGAAGAGTTGGAAATGTGGGCTCGACTAGGCGATGCCTGTGATACTGGAGATGTGGTTGTCAATGCCGAAACTCGTGAAGAGTTTCTGGTGGGTGGTGCTGATGAAAACTGGGATGGCTCTTTCTTGCAAGTGTATTGTACACGCGCTGATTTGCGTGACTGGGAAGGAGGCGAAGGAGTACAAGAGGGCGAATACCCTTTAGTATCCGAAACGGGTAATGAGGAGTTGTATGAAGCGTTTTGGCAAAAGAATGCCGAAACTGGAAACCCTTATCGCTTAGATGATTTTGAGTATAACGGTTCATTTTTCATTCGTTTATGATATGCTAATAGAAACAAGTTTCAAACTCCCGTCTGGCAAATGGCAAACGGGAGTTGGTTTTCAAAGTCCCGAGGAATTCGTGGACTTTTTTTCGGCTGAGTCCGTTTACGGTGGTGCCGAATTTAGGGTGTCTGTAGATCCAGATGACGTTCCAAAACTGATAGCTGCAATTCGAAAGGGTAGAAGCTATTCACAGACTCAACTAGGCGGAAAAATGGAGTCTACTTATAACCGTCATGTTGTATCTGCGATTGAAAAAGGGCAACGCAAGTTAGGTCTTAAGACCATCGACCAGATTGCAAAAGCCCTATCCCTAGAGGTCAAAATCCAGTTCCAAGGGGTCGGACAGTTTGCAGAAATACCCCCGAATCCTGAGGATTTTTACGGGGATATTGACCCTGGCATGTTTGAGGATTAGCGAAATGCGAAATGCGAAAAACCAAATTTCCAAAATGCGAAATGCGGTTTTCCGAAATGCGAAAAGCCAAAATGCGAAATGCGAAAAACTAAATTTCCATTTTGCGAAATGCGAAATGCGAAAAAGTAAAATTTAAAAATCACCTAGCTGGGTGCAAACAGCATAACCATGAAAAACTCAAATAAAAAACTCCGTATCCGAGCGGCGATAGACAATTCTATCAAGACTTATATCGATAAGTCTGAAAAGTATAAGGGCTTTATGCCTAAGTATAAGGTCAAAGCTCAGGATAAAGAACATTTTGAGGATTTTGCTGAAAAGCATATCACTCTAAAGTCTAGAGCCAAATATGAGTTGGATTTAGTAGAAGAGCTTAAAAGTCGCTCATTTAATTCATACTGGGGAACTTTTCAATTAGACCCTAATGACCTTTATGCAAAAATGGTGATTGAAAAGCTAAAAATATCATATAGAGAGTATAGAAATTGCATAGAATTAAATTTTGATTACTTCAGAACTCCTGCTGAAAGAGCCTACACTAAAATAAAAGAAAGACAAGCAGAGGTTATCTATACTCATGCTGTACACTGTCACCCCGATGTCGACCCGAAATGTTTCCGAATTTGGGAAGAAATTTCATGGAAAACCAATGCTAATGTGGCAAAAGAGCCACAATACCTCAAAAGAAATGGTTTGGTCCTTTTTGAAAAAGGACTAGGTTATGGTGCTTGGGATTCAAATGGTGTTTGGGGTGTGTCGCCTCATACCATTGTCAAAGCATGGTTTTTGTCTGGTGCTAAAGATTGTCAGAAGTTTAGAGTTATCCTTCATCACCTTCATATTTTAGGTAAAAAATATGGTAGATATGATGGTGATGACTTCATTCAAAATATAAGGAAAAATGCCTCTGCTGAAGAAACATCATACTTCCTAAAAGGGAAACGCTTTGTTCAACAGTGGACAAATTACGGGCGTAATTTCAAATACAAAGATTTTGTAAGAGTAGGAAAGGTGAAATCCCTGCCTATTAGACTAGCTCTAATTACTGATACGGGAACTTATGAAGCTAAATTTAATGGTTGGCGATATCAATCACTCAATTACGAGTATGCTAGTAAAGTTCAAAAAATGAGCAAAGCTGACCAAGCGAAAATCTTGCCAAGTAAAGCTGCTTGGTACTACCTGTATGGTAGATGTCCATTTGATAATTCAGAAGCTACTAATAAGGATATCCCAAAACCATCTTTTCTATCAAGATGGAAAAAAGGTGCTGCAACTTTTGCCAAGTTGTGCCAACATTTTGGCAAAGACAAGTCTATGTTATTGCCAAATTTCAATCTAGCAACCCTTTTTGGCTCAGAAGCTGAAATTTTAAAATTTGTCAATAATAATACGCATCGTAAATATGTCTCACTTGAGCAATTGAAAGGCTCGAATGTAATTCATGATTTCGGTCAATTCACTTTGCCTACTTCAGAATTCTCCATTTCTTGGAAAGACTTCGTTATGAAGTATCCAGAAGCATTGAAATTTTCAACAAACTGGGTAAATGTTGAAAATACATTAGGTAGATTACCCAAAAGCCTTGTAGAGCTGAGAAATACTGTTGCTCAGTTCCACTATGAAAATGTAACCAATCCATTGTGTGCGGTTGCTTGCTTCGAATTAAAGCTTTCACAATATCAGTTTGAGCGTTATCAGGCTCTTTATAATAATTTGAAAGTAGCAGAATCATGCCCACACGTTCATGTGACCCAAAATGGGTTTACTTTCAGAAAACTTGCCTATGATGACCCCAAAGGAGCTTTGCTAGGGCTAATAACTAACTGTTGCCAGCACCTAGAAGGTGCTGCTTCAGCTTGTGCAAAGCATGGAGTTCAAGAAGAAAGCAGTGCATTTTACGTCGTAGAAAAAGACGGAAAAATCATTGCTCAAAGCTGGGCGTGGAGAAGCCAAAAAGGCGATTTGGTATTTGATAGTATTGAAGCTGTAAGTAATGTATATCAAGACTCAATTGCAAGTATGTACCAACTTGCATCAGAAAAAATAATTGGCAAGCTTGGAATTAACCGTGTCCTAGTAGGATCCACTAGCTACGGTATTACTTACAATATCAAAAATATCCTTCAAAAAGGTTCAGAAATTTTCAGCGAACAAATGGTCAAAGACTGTTCGTACATGGATGGCAAGAACCAGTGGCTTTTAGCTGAAACAGGAGATGAACCTATAAAGCTTAAGAAAAGGGACATCAAGCCCTCTATTAAGCCTAAACATCAAAGTATTGTTAGCAATACGCTACTTGAAGGCAGTGATGTATATTGTGAGTACTGTGATGCCGAGGTACATCCAGACTGTGAAATTTGCCCGAACTGTCATGAAAATATAGCAGAATGGGTTTAGCTTGTTATCTTCGTGCAAAAAACACTATGCACGAACGACTAAAACAGCTACGTCTTTCGGCTAACTTGTCTCAAGCTGAGTTAGCCGAAAGAATTGGGAAAGGCGGATATAACGAAAAAATTATTGAATCCATCGAAACAGGTAACCGCAACATTGGACTTAATCTATTGGAGGACTGGGCGAAAGGTTGTGGTTATGACTTAAGTATTGAATTTGTGAAAAAATGAAATGCGAAATGCGAAAAACGGATTTTTCGAAATGCGAAAAGCCAAAATGCGAAAAATGAAAAATGCATTTTGCGAAATGCGAAAAACAAAATTTTGAAAAATAAAAATAGGTTGTTGCAAGCCTTATGTGAGGCTTTGGCGCTCGTAAATTGCAACTGATAATATGGAAAAAGACAAAGGGGTGATAATTACCCGAAAAATTCAAGTAAGATGCGAAGATGTTGCATTTTATGAAATGTTAAGAGACCTGAACAAAAAAGTTTTCAAAATGGCAAACCGCATGATGCAAAAATTGTATCTGGCTGATGCCGTTGAAAATGAGTTGATGGTGCAAAACCTTGTAGCCAAAAAAGCGGAATTAAAGCCGTTTTTGTACGGTAAAGAGGGTGCTATGACTGAAAAGTCAAAGCAGAATATCCCTTATGAGGTTTCAGCTGCCGAATATAGCGAAGTACCTTCTACAATTAGGGCAGCACTTGCTTCTAATGTTTTTGCCAAGTTCAAAACAGATGCTTTTGATGTATCTATAGGCAAAAAAACGCAAGCGACTTTTCGTTTTGGTATGCCTATACCATTTATGAAAAGTGCTATAGCGGGATTGAGCATCGAAGGATTTACAATGTTCAAGCATAATATTTTGTGGGTTTTTGGTCGTGACCGCTCAGGAAATGCCAAAATAGTAGAGGGTATATTGGAAGGAAAGTATGACCTTTGTGACTCTTCTATCAGTTATGAAGGAAAGAAAACCTTTGTAAACTTGGTAGTAAGAATACCAAAAGTCATTCACGAGATGGACCCAAACAGACACGCTATCGTTGATATTTCGTGGAAATGTCCGATAAAGGTAAATATTGGCGAGCGTGTGTATGATGTTGGATCCTTAGACAAACTGGAGCATATGCGTTTGCAATTGCAAGCAAGATACTACAAGGCTCAGGTAGCATCTAAGTTCTCAAAAGGAGGACACGGACGAGCTAAAAAATTGCGTGCACTTGACAAATTCAACGAGCTAGAGTCAAATACAGCCAAAACACTAGCTCACGGATTGACCCTTGAAGTTGTCAAGCTACTAGTAAAACATCAGGTAGGAAAAGTTACAATTGTTTGTAACGAGCCTTCTAGTGATGAAAACGAAGAAAATAAAAAGTACCAAATAAGAAATTTTGGTTACTCGAAAATAAAAGAGTTACTTTTGCAAAAGCTAAAAAAGAACTCTATCTATATAGAGTAA